TTTAGCTTTCTCAAACAGCTTCGCATTTTTCCAGCTTCTTTTATAGTGACTAAACCTTTACCTGCGTCTGTAAATATATCAAGTATAAATTTATTCCCTGAGGTACTCAGTTCTTTAGCTAAACCCTCCACATCCATATTAGGGTCGTAGTTTCTATGGAGTTTACGTTTGTTTTTTAACAATATTTCAGAAGATAGCTCTCCCATACTCTTAGGCATTATAGCTGCACCTAATCCGGCAGCTTTCTTCTCCTCAGCAGTAAGAACATTGATTTCTTTATGTTTAGCTCCAGCTACTATGTCACCTAAAGTTGAAGGTTTTGTAGGTGTTACTGACACACCTTTTGATCCGAAACGAGTAGTTAGCTTTCGTCCAAAATGGTTTAAAAATAACTCCGCAAGTTTAGCGGTCTGTACTTCTACCGACTCTCCCCTATTAGCAGTAATTTCATTCTGAACATCCGTGAGTTTTACTTTAGAAGCTCTACCCTTATAGTCTTCAGATATACCCATAATACTCATTATGGTTTTATTAACCTCATCTAGGTCTCCAGCTTCTATTCTAGATACCCCAGGCCCATCTTTGGGTCGCACTAATTTCTTAACCGCACTTGTAGCTGCTTGGGCTAATTTACCTGAAACCAATATCTGGTCTTCAAATGTACCTGCGGTGTGGCTTAGTTCAGCTAGTACATTATAACCATACCCTTCATTTTTATTCCCAAAACGGCCTGCTTGTATAACTCTGTCTTCAGACTCTGATCTTAGATTTGGAAATTCAGGCATTACAGAAGCTTGGCCGAAATGCGCTTTATTGTACCCGTGGGCAGAAGAAACACCTCCTATATTACGGCCTGTTTGTTGGAACTGTGTACCAAAAGGAGATAGTTCTCTTAAGTTACCTGTGTACATAGGTAAAGTTCTTCCAGGAACATTTAATATATCATCTGCCGGACTAAGTTTACTGGCGTGAGACTCTGGTAAACCTAAACTTGATAACTGTGTAACATCGCCTACATTTAGTGATTTTAAACGTCCTTTATCTATAACGCTTGTATCATCTAGACCCTTTAAAGTAGCTACTTCATAAAATAAGTCATTTACTCTTCTATTAAACTCCGTAATAAAGGATTTCTTATTTTGGTCATTGAGATCAAATTTAAACTGCTCACTTGATATATCTTTATTAAATTTCTTTCTCTGACTATCGCTCAACAATTTGTTATCTGGGTCATTGCCTAGAGTGTAGGCACTAGAGTTATTAAATAAGGTTGTAACAGTACTACCTTGGTGCATACCACGTCTAGGTGAACTAGGCTCTACTATAGGCATTAAACCTTCTAAGCCTGATATAGCTTTTTCAAAATTACCTATAGCCCCCGTAGATGTAGCAATGTTATTAACAATATCCGCTATTTTATCAGATACAGTTGTATTTATTATTTTATACATGTCTGTGAAATCTATTCTATCTGCAGAACGTACAACTTTAGTAGCAGAAACATCTATAGCTGCCATTGCTTGTATAATCGTGTCTGCTGTAGCATCTGTAGCCGTAGCTGCTGCATTTAAGTGATTTAATAGCTTTTTAGCTTCATCTTCTGCTTTTAATTCTGTAGGTATTCTTCTTCCTGTAGGATTACCCTCTTTGTCTAATTCTGGCTTGGAAGTACCTTTAGTAATTCTTTGTCTTTCTATGCTTATAGGACCAATAGCACGTTTATATATAGCTTCGATTCTTTTTATAGGTACATCGCCAGTTTTTTCATCTGCAGAGGCTCCTTTAATAAGGTCCCTAGACAATTGTTCATAAGTTTTTTTACTCAGTACAGGTGAGCCATCCTCGCCTGTACCAACAACCATACGACTATTTGGACTAGTGTTTGCTTTTATTGTTCTAACAGCTTTAGCTAATTCTAGTATATCTGTATTTTTAAATTTTTCACGTACTTTTTCAGATGACTTATTGTTGCTTACATAGGCTTCAAAAGCAGACTCGTGGCCAGACATATACTTAGCTTGCTGCATAGTAGACCTTTGGCTCCCATGACTCGTTTCTATAACAGTGTCACCTCTAGGGGTTACTCTTGCTGCTGGTATAGCTATAGTACGTTTAACTTTAGCTAGCTCTGAGCTTATTTTATTGGCACCAGCAGAAAGTACGTAAATATGTTTCAACGAGTCTGTAGAAGCCTGTTCTAATTCTTTAGCTATATTGGACGTACTTGCTTTAGGTATATCAGCTTGGTGTAACTTTGTCTGTAACTTAGGGCCTAAAGCGGCTAATAATTCTTTATTTAAACCACCCATACCATTCTGTTTAACACTTTCTTTTAACCATTTAGCTATATCCTGAGTCAACGCTTGTTTGTTATCTGGGGTCTGCTTGGATAACTTTTTAGTGTACTCATCTAATAAAGCTGAAGGAGAAGCCTCTCGGACCCCTTTACCTAATATACTTTCAAGCTTTTTGACATCTACAATGTCCATTGTCCATTGTTTGCCTTGTTGCTTAAAGGCTCTATGGCTGCCCTTTTTTGCGTCGCCTCTTTCAACTATTTGCCAATCCTGGTAACGCTCTTCTATTGGTTTCCCGGTTTTTTTACTTATAATAGGATTACCTTTAGCATCTGTTTTATACTTAGGCTTAAAAGCTTCTTTAGCTTGGGTGTATATGGTAGATTGTAGCTCATCTAAAGATCTAGCTAGCCGCTCCATATTATTATAAACTTTAGTCTCATATTCATTCTTTCCAGAAGCTCTGTCTTGATAAGTAGCTGTAGGTAAAATAACCTCTGGTTTATATATAATAGGTATAGTAGCAGCTTTACTTTTGAATTCTGCTGTACTTGTAGGAGGTGCCCCTGCGCTATCCTTACGTTGCCTAGTAAGCTCTTCAGTAGCAGCATTATTACTCTGAATAGCATTATTAAGCTCTTGAATAAGACTTTTTATTTGAGGGACTAACTGAAGAACTTCTTTTTTACTTGTACCTGCCATACCAGAAGAATCTACGTCTTTAATTTCTAGCTTAGACAGTTTGTTGAAGAAATTATCTAATTTACCCTCAATAGGCTTAGTAATAATATCAGACCTAGGGTCTAAGTCTTTATTGGCAGCTTTTTTAGTAGTACGTGCCTCTTCTTTTCGGTCCATAACACTATGGAGAGAATTTAATCTTGCGTATAAAGAATTAATGGCCTGCTCTAAAGATTTTACTTCTTTAGTTAAATTATCCTTACCTCTGCTTGTTATCTGTGTTCCATTATGATCTTTACCAGAATCTAAAGATTGCTGCTTTTTAGTTAAAGAAGTTACCTTCTTTTCTATCTCTGCCCCTATAGACGCGCTTACCATGTCAAAATTACGCACTAACTTGGTTAATTTACTCTCTAATTCAACAAGTGCAGAACTATCTATACCTAATTTTAGACCTTCTTTACCTTGTTTTTTTAACAGCGCTATACTATGAAGTATCTGCTCTACAGACTGGGAATCAACATCTATACCTAAAGTCATAAGCTGATCTTTAGATAGGTCACTGAGCTCTTTCTTTACTTTACCAGAGTCTAATTGTACCCCAATGGTAGTTGTTTGATCTTGTGTTATACCATCTAAAACTTGTTGTGCTTCCTTATCTCCTGTTACTTTTAAACGTACTTCTATTGTTTGGGCACCTTTTAGTAAATCTACTACACTGCGCAAGTCTTCTATACTTTTCTTTACATCTACAAGTTTAGGTAATTTAACTTCAGTTACAGAAACGTCTTGTACTTGTTTTGAAGTACTTCCTACAGTCTTTATAAGTTTATCTAATTCTGGGGAATTGTTAGTTGATTTCATGCTGGAAAGTTCAGACATGAAAGACTTAAGGACTTTAGTGAACTCTTGAATATTACCTTCTAGTTTAGAAGAATCAAAAGTGTTATTTATAGTAGCACCTTGAGAATTTTTATTATAAGAATTTACAGAAGTACTTAACAGAGATACTACTTTTGTCAATAACTGTTTTACGTCGTTATCTGATTTTGTAGAAGCTTCTCTTACGTTTTTATTTAATGATGCATTTAATTTTTGAAGTTCTTTGGTTATTTCAGAAGATATACCTAAATCACTTTGCTTGGATATACTCTTTACATTGCTGATGGTACCTTTAGCGGAAGAAACTTTATTAACTACTGCATTCAAAGCAGCAACCACTGCTTGCATATCAGAGTCTTTATTTTGTGATTTGACTGCCTCTAGTAGTTTAGGGAGTACTGACATATCCCTATTCAAAGCTGATAACTCTTTAACTACTTTAGACATATCTACTACTTGCTGGGTAGGAATAGCAGCAGCTATGTCACTCACCATACGTTTTACATTTATAGAACTTCCTTGGGCGGCGGCAGGGAGATTTTTAGCTAAACCTTCTTTTAATGCTTTAGTTATTGCGGCCTCTATATTTTTGGTATCTACTTTTACATCTGGTGAAGACGCACTATTAATGGCTTTCTCTAAAGACTTCCCTAGGTCACTAGCTAAAGTCTTAGTTGCCTTTTGAATATCAACTCCGCCATTTTTGGCCTTACTACGTGATACTCCATTACTTAAAGCCGAACTTATAGCCTTACTAATAGAATTTTCCATAGTTTTTAGGGATCTACTCAAAGCCTGTTCAATGGTCTTACTTATGGCAGATGTGTCCACTTGCTGAGCTTTAGTGGAGCCTAGGACTCTTGAGTCTTCTTTATTCTGAATAGTGATTTTATATTCGCCAGCCAATAGATTATCCCCCTACGGTTCTTTTCTTAATGTCCGCCCTGTCTTTAACTTTTTGGGCTTCCTTGGGTTTATCATACGTAATATCTTGGTACAGTTCGTTAGACCTTGTTACAATGACCTCTTCTGAGTCAAAAGCTGATAAAGTTCCTTTGTGCTTTATTTTTCTCTCTTTATTTATAGAAGTTTCATTATTCATCTCATTGTAGTAATCTTCCATGAACTTATCTAAGAGTTCATCATCATTTATTACATTATCGGAGGGCCTATCATTGGGCATCATTGAGTAGATCTGGTCATAGTAGTTAGACCAATATACTAAATTAAGCTGGTCAACACTATAATCAACAGCGGGAATTCCTAATAAGGTGTCCGAAGTTTTCATACTATTATTATACCTTATTCTCCATAAGGTACTTCTAGCTATAAATCTTATTACTGATATATCTATACCCCGTATAAAATTTACGTAAGCAGAAAGTATTTTAGTTTTTAAACTATCATCCTTCTCATGTATAAAATCTTCGTAAGTACTCCAGTACTTATTACCAGAACTGTCATAAGTACATTCGTAGCAATTAAAATTATTTACTTCTTCTTCCGCTTTAGTTTCAGCAGACATGTACAACTTTGAATATTTTTTATAAAGCAGTGTAGATATTTGTTCGTTTAAATCTGTTATAATTTTTCTAATTCTTTCTTGATTAGCTTTTACTTTTAAAGTTTTTTTCAGAACAACCTCTTGTGCTTTTACCTGAGATTGTAATTTAGCTACTTTATTAGTATCGTCTTCGCTAAATATCCCTCTTGCCAATATTATGTCTTCGAGATCTTTCTTAGGTAATAAGCCCTCAGCTAACGCTTTCTCAAAAGCTTCTTCGTAAATTAATTTAGACTTTACCTTAATCTCATTACTTGGGTGGTAAATATAAATAAACTCATTTTTGAAGCGTAAAAAAGTTTTTCCAAGGGCTATCTTACTAATTACTAGATCTGTCTCTTCATAGGTCAATTCCATAGAAGTAAGGCGTGAGCAGTAGTCTGCCCACGCCTAGCCCATTATTAGTCAGTTTTCTTAGTATCTTTAGTTCTACGAGATGCCGGCTTTTTCTTAACTTCCAGGGCTTTTTCTTCAGCCTTTTCTTCTTCGACTTCTTTTGCCATATCTGCTATTTCTTTTATAACTTCTACAGAAGCTTCTGCTTCTAGCTCTTTCATAGCTTTAGCTTCGGGGGTATTATCTAGGAAATCACTATCTAAACCTTGCAAGTACAACATGATTTCAAAACGTGCTTGCTGAGCTAAAGACTGTACCTTCTCTGTAAGATAAGTATTATAGTCTGGCCATATATTTTTACCAAACTCATCTACTACTAATCTTGAGGTTAAGAACTCTAATCTGGCATCATCAGCCATCTGCTCGCAAGTATTACCTAGTGGGGCATTTAAACGTTGGTTCCATTGGAATAATTCTTCTCTAGCTACAGCCACTTGTACAGCTAGTTCTGCTTTCTCTTCAGAATTTTTTGCCTCTGATAAAGCAGACACTTTAGCACCTAACTCAGAAGAAAGTTCATTAGACCGCTGTTCAAACTCTGGGCCTATGATACCTCGTCTCATTAGAATATCTGTCATCTCAGCTGTAGTTGTAATACCAGCAACCAGACTTTTGGTGTAGGACTTACTATACTCCCAGTCAGCCCCTCTGATATCTTCTGCGGTAGGAGAAACAATGTAGTAAGTTGTTTCTGTATTTGCATTAAAAAACGATCTTAAATCTTCTTTACTAAATTCTTTATTTTCCATATCCAGCTCCTTATCTATTCTTAAATTCTATGACATCTTCAGTTCTCTCTACGAGTTCAATCTCATAGTTACTTAATTCTGAAGCTATCGTCCTGATACAATCGTTGCCAACACGTAAGATCTTACCTCTAAGTACCGAAAATCGGTCCTTCTCTGAAACAGCTATTGATGTATAATCTAGTACTGATTCAAATAACTTAGTAACTTCTTTACGCATTACATCTTCCAAGTGCTTCCTTCCGGCTTCGTCCATAATTCCTCCTTAATCCTAGCCTTAATAAATATGTACCTTAAACCTACTATTATATAGTCAGTTTATTCAGACAAAAAAAATGGTACTTACAGTGATAACACCATAAGTACCATTATTACTATACAAACTTCAGTTAGAAATATTAGCCAATTCTTCTAACTTTATTTCCGCTCGTAAGATTACCAATAGAAATATCTCCTTTAACTGCGTAGAGATCATTAGTAGAACGGAAAGAGAAGGTCTGAGTTGCATTAGAACCCATATCCAAAGACATGCCTTCGTCTGTAATCTTAATATGCTCAACAATCATAGTCTTAAGAGCAACCTCTGTATCAGAAGCAGAGTATGTTCCCATAACACCGTCTAACCAGTAGTTCTGTCCAATAAGGTCAGAACCTGCAGCGATTACGCGGTTAGATCCTGTACCACCAGCTTCTTCATCTGTCTGAGCGTAGACTTTTACAACTAGTTTTAAATCTTCAGAACCCATCAAATCAGCAAGACCGATGTCGTCCAAAGTACCTGCGTCGAAATCTGCTAGCTTATCAGCAACCTTAGCCCAGTTTTCTAAGTCACCTGCTGTAGAGTCTACAGATACGGTTAAAGGTACAGGAAGAGTAAGAGGCCTATCATAAGGTGATAAGTGACCTAACTCCTGTAAAGGCTCACGTGTAAGGTCAGCAGAGATGGAAGTACTTGTCAATCTCCAAGCGATATCGAAAGAAGTATCTGTATCCGATATAATATGAACTTCAACCTGGCCTTGACGTAATGCACCCAACATGTCAGGTTTATTAACGTCGTCTAAAAGTGCAAAGTACTTATTAGAAGCACCTGACCCATAAGCATCGGCAGCGTAGATAACTTCAATGGAATCACCCTCTAGTATAGCTGCCCCTGTAGGGAAGTATATAGTGTGAGCAGAACCAGTGTCATGATAAACAAAAGTATCTAAAGCAGCTGCGACACCAGCAACAATTTCGATATTGGTCATCGTATTGTTAGCAACGTCATACCACGTAACAGCTGGTGCGCCAGCATCACTCTTTCTAAGGAAGCCAAGTCCAGTAGAAAGGGTAGCAATGTTAGCAGCAGCATCTAAGGTTAAGTCTACATCCCCGTCAGTGATATTCTGAGCAGTTAAAACATAGGAGTCTGAATTAACAAAACGTCCGTCATTTAACAACCACATTTTGTTATCAGTTTCCATACCGTAATTCTCTGTAGCGTTAGCTCCAGAAGAATAACTGAACTCCAGGCTGTTAACATAGACCTTATCCATGAAAAGTGTCTGGTCTATATTATCTGCCAAAGAACCTAGAGAACACTCCTCTTGTACAGGTGCCCATAAGGTAACTCCAGGAAGTGCTCCACAAGAAACAGCAAAGTCTGCAACGCCCACACCGTGCAGGTAAGTACCTGTAGCAGATAGTGAAGCATCAACTACTTGTAAATTAGCGTTTGTTCCTGACGCGGTTGCGTTCATAGCACGTCTTGCTGGTAGAACCTGAGCAAGAGTTGCCATTGTAGTTACATCACCAAAGTCATTAGTATTCAAAGTGACTGCGACAGAAGGTACATCATCAACAACGTCGATAATGTCCAAGTGACCCAGTTCGAAAATATCTTCACTAGTAAAGGTAGTTGTACTACCTAGGGATTGTACTCTATAGAGTAAATCTCCGTTGCACCACACACTTTGTGATGCGTAAATTATTCTATTTCTAGCCATAATTGATCTCCTTAATCAAAATTTATAAATTTCAAAAAATCAGGTTAGTTTTTTTTATTGGCCTTTTCCTTTCAATATACTCCAGGTTAGTTAATTATTAGATAACTTACAGGGTCTAACCTTCATAAGTTGTCATATCAAAAGTTATCTTTGACCTATAAGCATTTAAATCGGATAAGGCGACCTCGTCTTTGCCTTTTGACATAACAATAGGTAGACTTACGTGCTTCGTTACAACGTTCTCAAACCTCAAGTTACTTACACCGCTGACAGTAGTTCTTATAAAAAAATTATCTGTTTTATCATCAGTGTATCTTCTACCTCTAAAAGTACCATCGAAATCTAAAACTGTACCCTCAGGAAAATCATAATACGGACAACTCTTTTGATATAAACCATCGTGTAAAACTTCCGCTAAATCATTTCTTTCTGCAGTTGATGAAGCAAATATAATTAAAGATACTTTACGTTCAGTATATTTTCCTCCACCTAACTGAAATCCCTTTTTAACTGTACTATTTACATCTATTACTACTACTGGTGGTTTTGAAGCCGTTACAGCGCTCCATTCATCTACTAGACTAACGTAATGCCAATAGTAATCAATATAAGCAGGTTTTACATCTGGAGTAGTTATTATACGTCCAGTTATATAATCTACTATATAACTATTATCGTCGATGACTGTTAAATCCTCATCATATAGATATACTCTATCTCTTTGCTCTGTGGTACCAGATATAGTTGTACAAACTAAAGGTACTCCAGTAAGGTCGTCAAAATAAGCAAGGCCTCTACCATATTCAAAAGGATTAGGTTCCAAGTAAGTATCTATATCATATACAGCTTTTGAGTCCGAAGATAATGAAGTAGAGTATACCAAGTTGTCCTTCTCTTGAAACTCTATAAAATCTTTTAGTATTATATCCTTTAAGTACAGGTATAAGCTAGAGTCTTCTTTCCTTAGTCTATACATTTAACGTATTCTCCTAGTAACTTCCTTTATAGAGCTGTCTATGGCTTTTTCTATTATAGTGTTCACGTTATCCTCAAAAAAAGCAATCCCATCATCAAATAAATTTATAGGTGCTGAGTTAGAGAACGGGAATACTACCAACCTCTTACCTAAAATAGCTTCAACTATCTTATATAAAGTCCCCCTTGTATGTAGTAAATAAAAACGTAGTTCTCTAGGGGTGGAAGGGTCAAAAAATGGAGGTAAGTCCATTATAACTCTTTTTAGTTTATCATCTATATCTTTTTTCGACTTAAGTACATCGTAGTCTTCTTGTGGTAATTCTAAGTATTTACCAGCTATACCATGAACTAATAACTCTACAAAACGTAATCTACCCGCAAAATTAAAAGTATCTTCAGTAGGTATACGTAGTAGTAAATCATCCTCTTCATCTATATAACTAAAATTCTCTAAAGCCTGTTTATACTCATCATAAAAATAAATTGGTTTAGCCAAACTATCTTTATCTGTAACTATATTAGATAAGTCTGTGTCGTAGGTGTCTAAATACACCTCTATAAGATCGGGTAAAAACTTAGAAAGACTTTTACTAGTATTTTTAGCAAAATTTCCTTCCAAGTCTCTACTTACTTGTTTACCTACCTTACCCATTACAAGTTAGTTAAACTTTATAATTACAGTAGGGGTGGGTAGACCACCAGTTACAGGTTCTATGTACTCAAAAGGAAACTCTGCTGAACGTCCAGACTCTTCTGTAGCATTATAAGCAGATAATGTGAACACACTTCTACCGTTAGGAACCTCTAATATACCAGACCAGCTACGTGTTGTTGGATCTTCCATATCTACAGCCACTATTTCTGTGCCGTCTGGTAATTTATGGTACAATTTGAACCCCGCTGTTTCCATAGCCGAAGTACCATTGTAAGCAAAGTTTATGGTTACATTTACTGGGGCCGCTGAACTATACGAAGCACAAGCTAAGATGAATAAACTTATTATGAACAAACTTAAGTTTTTAATCATTTTATTTCTCCTGCATTATTAATAATCTTTTAATTGTTCTTCTCTATCTATACGTGGCTTCTCTGTGGTAAATGCTGTTACAATCATCAGAGATTTGTTGCCTAATCCACGTAATGTAGGTAGTTTTGATAGTTTACATTCTATCCCATCTACTCGTATAGAACTACAGTTTTTAAATACCTCAAAATACTTAGGATCTACTTTTAATTCTATTATCGTACTACCCTCTACGCCAGCTGCTGTATAAGTTAAATCAGAATTAGCGTCTGGTGCCCAAGTAATTTTACAGTCAATCCAAACCTTACGTACAGTTTCCAAGTAACCTTGTCCTTTACATACGGGACATCTTCCTCTAGAAAAGTATTTATACCTAAGACCTATACCTCCAGCATTAATATACTCTTGTTGCTTTTGTGTAGCCTCTTGGATAGTCCATTTACACTCATTGGTACTGGTATCCGTAAGCTTATCATAATAACAATTAAAGCACTCATACTTAGCGGGTTGCTTAAAAACTTCTATGGGCCTACCAAGGTCTTTAATTACACTGTTAATTCTTTTTTTGTAATTACGCTTGGTCTTATCACTTATTCTTTTTCTCATAATAGTATACTCGACTTAGTCGATTCTAACTCCACCGATGCCCAGGAGTCTTACGGATTTTATAGCGTCATCTAATCTTTTACGTAACTTTGCTAACATCTTCTCCCTTTGATTCAGGCCGGGAGTAGGATTATAAGAATCCCTATCGTCGTCAATTATTGCGCCATCCTCTGTTATAGCTTCCCAAGTTTCAGAACTTAATATATCATAGGCTGTTTGTAGCATATAAATCTCTGGTGTACAACTACTCTCACTCAAAGGCGTTGGTGGGAAACATGTGTCATATGCCTCCATAATTTGTCTATCACTATTCCTAAAAGTATAATACCACACATCTACTGCGTACTCTACTCCAGATACTGTGGTAACCGTGGTATCTATAGCTTCATTAAATCTAAGATATCTATACCCATTAACCGACGGGTCTGTTATATTATTATATTGTGTTCCATACATATTTATACTACAAGGCCAACCATGTTCATCAAACTCAAATACCCTACCATCTGGGTGAATATTAGACTCCGCTTCTTGCCCAAATTGTCTATTTAACTCTATTGGGTCTCCAGTATAAAGTCTTATCTTATTTATGATTCTTTGTTCTGAGGTACCATAATTAATTTCTGGTGGATACACAGGGTTATAAAAGAAACTACCTAATTCACCTTGTATGGGGTCTGACCAAGCACTTGAGGTAGACTCAGTCTCATTTACATATCTACTAATATACCAACTGTCAGTAGTACCGTCAGGATCTACATAGTAGTATTGTGTATAACTAGAGGATAATAAAACATCACTCACACCATCTCTATTATTTATCTGGTCTATACCTAATATAGTAGCATAATTATTAATATCTACCGTTGCTGTGGGAGTCCCTATACCGCTGTAACGTCTGACTTGTACCCTACTAAAAACCTGAAGTACATCAGTTATATTATCTACTGTTATCGTTATATTTATCATTTATATTTCCTATGTACTTTAATTTTATCTTTTATAGTAACTACTACTATAAGGAAGATAAATAATTAGTAGGGTATTCTTTCAAATTTAACTTATACACCTATTTCTGCTATTCTAGTATTACGTTCGTACATCCTTGTCCTATATTCTGTAGCTATTGTAGCAGCTATCAAAAGCGCATCTTCAAAACTTATATTCGCATGATTCACGTTATCTACATCCCAGAGAGTTACCGAGGTTTCCCCCTTATTTTGAGCCAGCGTTACCGCCCCACTTATAGCTGAAGCAGAACCATCACCACCAGTCCACAAAATACCGTTAACTTCTACTGGAGGATGCGTTAGATACTCGGATTTGATTTTATCAGTAAGTGCCTCCTGACGCTCACTAATTCCAAGTGGTGTTCTTTCCCACCCTCCAAGTGCTGTATATGTATAATGTCCTATTTTGAAGTCTGCTGGGAAAGGGACTTCTATACTTTCAAAATCATTTGATGTAACGGAAGCATTATTAAAAAATGGCCCAAACAGCCCTTCTTCTGTTAATGTTAAATCACCTACATAACGTACGATATTTGTGTCTTTTTCTACAATGATCATACTTATTCTCCAAATATCTGAAAAACTATATCACTTGAAATCATAGTAGCTGAAAGTATCTGTGATTCACTAATAACGAACCCGCTAGGGTGGTGTCCTACCACCCCAGATGTGTTTAGCACTACAGGACTTTCAGCTAAAATAGTTGATTCCTCTATTTTTAACACAGCCCCTGTTAGATAATCAGAGCTAGAATCATCTTCATATAAAACAACAGCCCTATTATCACTTAATCTAAAAACGTTCATAAAGTCCGTATAGCCTATCTCAAACCTTACTTCTGCCCCTATAGATATGCTATTATCCATATTAATGTTTAAAACCCTAGCCTGTCCATATGGGTTTGCGTAAGTTATTACGCATTTATTCTCAGTTAAAGCCGTAATTGCTAAAAACCCTACACTTGGTCCTGTTACATTAGTTAATGGGCCTACGCTGATGGAATCATCAGAATTCCTAATTATTACTCTAGCTAAACAGTCACCAAGGTTATCAGAATCCGTAAAAAACGCGATAGCCTTATTCTCGGATAACCTTGCTGTTAAAGCATAGTTGGCTTTACTTGTGTATACGGAATATAGGCTACCGAAAGTGGGAATTGTAGAACTGTTTGGTACAGTTATTATTTGAGCTTGGAGACCCCCAGTAATGCCACTAACATGTAAAACTTTAGACTCTGTTGCGTCTGAAGTCATTAATTCCACACCAGCTTGAATACCCGTAAATAAATCATCGGTTTTATAAAAAGTGCCATAAGTTGTATTTGTAGGGTCTGGTGCAATAACCATGACATGAGATCTGTTATAACTCAAATGTTTATAAAGAAACAGCAATCTACCATCTCCTAAAAGGGTAGTGTGAAAGTTACCCCCAGATTGAGTAGCCTGAGGGTATACTCTATTCCCCAGGTAAACTTCTCCATTTGAGTAATCTACCCAAAGGCCGTTAAGGCGACCACTGGTACCATCCTCAAAAAGTACGTATGCACTATTTTCAGAGAGCTTAGCCATAGTAAACATCCCTGACGCATACGCATACACTTCCTTTGCCGCCCCTTTAACAGAAAAATCTAACTCTGCCTGTAAAAGAAGCCCTGAAGATCCTAATTGACCAGCCCAAACATTTGCATCCGTTGTATTATCTGTACAAACAAAAATTTCCCCAGAAACAGTGTTGAGGTAGGTCTTACCTGTAGATGGTGGGTTAATGTTATAATTAGGTTTTGTGGTTCCACTATAATCAAACGGAACCCCGCCATTCTGAATAGGCAGTACAGAATAAGTAGATACTCCATCCCCTATTCTAAAAGAGCGGTTTGTCGTATCAAAACAAAGTTGTCCATCAGGTATTACTGGGTTGGCTGTTGTCCAATTAGCTGCTGTATCTCTACGCTGTCTTAATATACTAGCCATTATACCGCTCCTCCGCTTTCAAAATCAATATCCACTACAGAGTATACCGTAGCAGCCATACCTCCATCCAAATCTCCGTAGGTAATATCACCCCCTCCCGTAGAGGTTGCGGATATAATAGGATTTGATGGATCAGTGTTATCTATACTTATATCAGTGCCCGCCACAACTGATTGTAGGTACTGTGAATGGGGGTCCGCAACGATGTTAATATGATCATACGCCCAATTACTTGATATAGGGTCAGAAGTTGCCCCATTTACAGGGACATCATCTACATCTGATGCTGTAAGGCTCGCTTGTAAAACGCTAGCTATATATGCTTTTATAGATTGTTGGGTGGCAAGGGCATTAGCAGAATTAGAAATAAAACCGTCTTCATCTAGTATGGTAGCCCCAACTAAAGTGTTAGAAATCCCATTACCTATATATATTTTTTTAGTGTCGGTAGTATATCCCAACTCACCAAGAGCAAGAGTTGCTCCAGATAACTCAACTTCTGTACCTCTGCGTATTTTTATTTGTGCCATAATATACCTTTAGATATAAGTATTTAATTAACTACACAAAAGTGCCGCCATCGGCCACTAAAAGGTCGGCAGATATCTCCTGCCCAATAATAGACATATTTATGGATGCTGTCCCTGATACCGTTGTTGCTATATGTAGCCCTGAATACTCGGTGTTAGTTAGATGATAATATTCATCCTCAGTACCTCCCTGCTTACCACTTAAATTATTATGGGTTACGGTCGATCCAAATTTAACCCACGCAGTTCCGTTGTAAATATAAGCAGCGTCAATCGTCTCATTCCACGTATGCATACCTTCTGTAGGAACGGTCTCTATCCACGTAGCACCTTCCCACTCATAGATATAATTAGCTGTTCCTGATATTGTGGTTGTTTCAGAAAATAACCCAGAAGCTGTGTTTATATATCTATCTCCAGAGGCAAGAGAAACTGGTTCCGAGGTTACTAGATTTAATTGATCTATTACTGAATCTTGAGGGTCAATGCCTGACACGATAGACGCTATTTCTGACCCAATCTTATCAGCAGACCACAAGTCAGTAGTAGCACTTCCAGAATCATTAATTTCTCTATGCTTACCAGCATCATTGATATGTGACCTGGCCTGAGATGCGGTTACCGTATTTGTAGTATCACTAATCTTATTTACATGGTTACTAGATAAATCAGTGTTTAATACACGACCATACGTAGTACCATCAGAAATACTATCTAAGTCATTAACTCCTGAACTTACATCTATCCAATTAGACCCGTCATCAATATATGTACCACCTGTGTCTGACGCATGAAATAGCCTACCAGAAACCCCAGCAGCTGGGCGGCTTGCAAAAGTAGCAACATACGCCTGTCCAATTAAATGTTTTGTGGAAGAAGTAGTTCCAGTACCTATATATACTTCTCCTGTGTCTGTAGTAAACCCTAATTCACCAACGTCTAAATAATTACTGGAAGTTAGAGAGTTTAATTGCGCTAATGTTCCTCTTCTTATTTGTATTTTAGCCATTTAAGTACCTATTTTTTTTATTATATGAAAGAGCCGCCATCTATATCCCCACTACTCCCTAATTTCTCCCAATTATTTATATCAGTATAATCCTTACCTTTTAATCTATAAACACCATTATTAGCTTCTGTACCGTCATTATTAACAGATACGATCATCCCCACAAAAGAGTAATCCCCTCCATCGTTAGCCAACCACGTGGACTCTAGCAACAAGTCAGATTGGGTTTCTATCTTCTGTCTTGCGTCTAAAGGTCCTGCGACTTGTGGCTCAAAAGTAGCTGAATATGAGTTCGTGCCTTTAATTCTTACCATTATGCAACATACCACCTAGTTTGTCTGGAGCCAGTAGTTGGCCCATTATGAGTGTATCTTTTATAAGTTATTGTAGCCCCTTGTATAGTATGTTGTGTTTCAGATACAGTAAACGTATTTAAAGAATCAGATGCAGAGCCATTAATAATTTTCCACGCGCTGGCCGCAGTATCGTAAAATTCTACTTTAACTATATTCCCCCACGATAACATTGGGTCATCAGGAAATTCTACAATTTGTTTATCATCGCCCTCTTCAGCTACAAAATCTATCTGGATCATGGACCCATTAGATTGCAGAGGTCTTTTGGATAATGTAAGTATATTAGATGTAGTCCCAAATACAGGAAGTACTCCTGTTATTATTTGTATATCCGTAGAGGTAGTCCCTGCGGGCAGCGGACTACCGTAGTCATTATTATAGGAAGATTTTGGTTGTACTCCTCCATCATAAGAAACATTATTTGTCCATACCTGGCTATTCACTTGTACAACATAGTTATATATACTTTGAGTGTTAGTTACTTGGTCTGTGTCTATTATTGTAGATAGGTTAGTACCTGTATAGTTGTATCTATTCGGTAAACCACTTCTATATGGGCTATCTGCGTTGTATTGTGGGGTAATACTTCCACGATTAAAATTGGTTGTAAACCGTATTGACGAGATAACCTCACCTACCTCCCTAAATCCAGTTGTAGATGCTGTAAATGAACTTGATGGAGAAGTTAATGCAGGGAATTTCTCTTGTCTAATAAGAGCATCCCACATTTCTGTCATAGTAGCTTCTACAAATGTGTCGGCTTCATTAATACCTCCTACGGTTCGTTCAGCCGTACCTGTATATAAACAACTAACCAAAGACTCCTCCCCAGAATCTGTAGATCCTGCTGCTCTAATAGTAGGTATTAAACTTACAAAAGACAAATTAGACTTTAATACTTCGGTCTCAGTCCTTAATCTAGGTGTTTTAAAAGAAGAGGTAGCGTTTAAATTAGTTAGTATCTCTTTACTTACTATACTACTACTACTACTTCCTGTAATAGACATGTCTGTATCATAAATAGGTACATAGCTGCTTACACCGCGACCTTCCTGAATATCATCTTCTCCTAAACCTTTTAGTATTAGCATAGCTTCTCCATTACACTACTAGCACGTTTAAAAATGTTTTCTTCTCCAGGTAGTCTGCTTCATAGCATAAGTTAAATACAGCTATATCTGTAGTAAGGTTATCCTTGTTGAATATTATCATATAAATAACTAGGCCGCCTATAGCTACATAAACTAGAGCCATCTACTACTGTCCTTTATCTTTTCTACATATATTATATTAATGTACCCACCAAGTATACAATGTAAATATACACTACTTACAAATGCATCCCCAACTCACCTATTCTTTTCTCTAAAATTCTACAAAGGGACTCTTTATTGGGCCGTGGCCTAGCTTCAACTAAGGCATATTTCAAAAGTTTAGAGTCCATTATTGTAGGTACGACATCTCTAGCTTTTCTTACTGGAAGATTTATAACGTCTTCTACGCTCATCTTACTGACTACGACTTCACCCCTCGTATTAGTCTCATAAATTTTATCTTTATGTACTTCTTTAACTTTGGCGACTTCCGAGGTATAATCGGCATCTGTTTCTACTATAAGCCATTGGTCTTGTTTTCCTTTTAACTTAACTTCTTTAAGCCAGGCAATAAAATCCTCTTCTTTTATGTGGTGTTTCTTACCATACATACTATATAATGTATCTAAAGGAATTTGTTCTCCTGGTCTAACACTCATCTTAAAGATATGCATGTACGAAGTCATTCTACTCTGTATATAACCTTTCATTTTAGTACTCCTTGTCCAAAATTTATTATAAATCGTGCCTTGTCCTATCTATAATGTTATGCCATAAATTTGATAACCTGTGTAGGAGTAACCCAACAATAAACCAATCTATTGCTGGATGTACTATATGTAAGTTCAGTAAAACTATACCCACAAAAGTACCTACCCAAACAGACAAACAATATCCGCAGTCAACTAGAGAGTGAATAAAATTAAACACCTTATTTGACCGCCGATCAAAGAACCATTTACGTACAGGAGAAAATATCTCCGACTTAGCCAGTACCTCTACAAGTCCCTCTGTAATTATTACAGCTATTATAAATATTATTATATTACTCATATTATAAAGGAGTTAGTTTATTAAAATTTCATACAAGTTTCCTGTACGCATATCCTCAAATCATCTAGACATTGCGTACATGTTTAGTCCTTGCTCTTATTTAAGTAATTTTTACTTCTATAAACAGCGGCAAGTACAGCTAGGCCTGTTCCGAAGAGAATTAAGGTGCCTGGTTCAGGCCCAGCTGCTACTGGTCGTGGTGGTACTATTATTTTTGTGTTTGTTGAAAACGAATGGGAAATGTAAGGTATTTCTAGGAATATATTGGTGGTATGTGAGGGCCAAGTAATGTCTTCGCTATGACCAGGATCTATGAAAGCTACCTGAGGAAGGCCTCTATTTTCAGGAGGCGGCCCCGCAGAAGGTGATAACAGGATATCGTTACAGCAATATGTGCGTGCAGTATGTGTCCCATCAGTAATATAACCATCTCCCTTAGGTAATCTAATAGGTTTTGAGGTCTTTTTTATAACATCACCTTTTCTGTGGGAAACATATGCATATATTTCTTCGTTTTGCTGTCCTAATCTTGCGTTTTCCCAATCAAACCCTGAGTAATGGGCCAAAAGTACTTCGTCGTTTTGAATCGTTCTCAGGAAATCTTCCACTGAGGTAATACTGTTTTTTGGGCACAGTCCCACCCACTCACCTGCTATCTCACTGCTGGCATCATTCACTTCCGTAATGTCTATAGTGTCCTGTTCTGGGGTTTTCTGATCGCTTTTTGTCCCTGCACTTTCAACGTTAACGGGCGTCTTTGTAACCGGTTCTGGAGTTGGTATCCTAGATGGATTGATGAAATAATATATAAGTGGGAGCACCAAAATAATAGCTAGTATGACAACAGACATACATATAAATCTAAGTCTTTTAAAAATATTATAGTGCCTAGATTTATATTTTGTAATTTTCATAACTTAGCTCCTTAAGTATAAGTATAAGTATAAGTATATAATGTAATAAAAACCCCAACAACTAAGTTGAATGGGGTTCTATATAAGATATTAGAATTTTATTTTAATGTATAAATATAAGTTCTGTGTCCACAATCCCATATTCTATCATAACCTTGAGCTTGTCGTAACTCCCACTCAGTCTTACCCGTTAAGCGTTCCTCAGCTGTTTTACGTAAAGAGAAGTTTCGATATCTCTTACCTGACTTGAAATAGTGTGGGGTGTATTTAGTAAAATTATCTAAAGTAAAACCTATAACTTCGTACACAGGGTTAAATATGTTACCATAACGCATATCACAATATGACTTGATATGGGTATAACCGTGAATAGACGCATACGCAGTCATACGTTTAAATAGCTTACCTACACCCCCAACTACAGACACACCAGGTAAAGTACAGAAGCGCTTAAGTTCTAAAGTAGTATCTGTAGAAGTATGCTTTCTACCAATTTCACCCAAGCTGCCTACACACACTAATTCATCTTGATAAAATAAACCATATCTAACCACTGCAGTAGAAGCTCCTTGTACATGGTTTTCTCTATAGAATGAGTTAGCTTCTTTAGATGTTAGTTCTCCTACAGTACATTTTCTAGCAAAAATACGCCTAATAGGTTGGCCTAGTGCTTGTCTTATACGAGAAAACACAACGTCTTTCTGGTTCAGTAGCTCATCTTCGAATATAGTAATAAGTCTTACACCTTTAGCAAAACACTGCTGCATTTTATTGTAGTGGTAATCCCTAGGTCTGCCTGAAGAGACCTCCCCATGCCAATATAAACCACATACCTCTATAGCCAGGCTATTGTCAGGGAAGTAAAAGTCTAACTCTTTAGGGCCTATAACAGATCGGTCATTATACTCCACGGATAAGTTATTAAACTCTTCTTTTATAAATGCACGTACTAGTTGCTCCGGTTTAGATATATAGTTATTTTGTGAGTAACAAATAATACAACGGTTATTATTATCCTTGAAATTATGGAAGGTGGTGGAGTATAAGTGCCCTTCTGGGCATAGAAGCACTAGCTCACTATAATGTGTAGTCTTGTATTTTTTTGCTGACACTAATTTATAGTTTTCTAGTTCAACTGTACTCTTTATTTCCTTTAATTTTTCACCCTGTTGCCTATACTTGTTTAATTTATTAGCCTTGGACCTTAGGATAGATCGCCGCTTATCAACTACTTTTCTATTAGATCGCTTTCTTTGAATCTCACAATCTTCAGAACCACAATATTTTTTACTGGTATAATGAGTAGTAAACGTAACACCGCAAGATAAACAACTCCTGGAATATAGTTTAATATGTTTCTTTCTATTACGTTTCTTATCGTGTTCTTTTTGTGCTATTTTTATAGCCTCATCTTTACAAAAAATACAAAACTTTTGTTTGGGGCTTGTAGGGGTGTATTCTGTATCACATAGTTCACACTGTTTAGCTTTATAAATTCTCATAATTACCTCTATTTAAATGTTAATGTTCCTTACACTATACTATAGGTAGTTTATAAAAGCAAGACTTTTATGGGTACGAACATAAAACCCCCAAGTAGCTAAACTACTTGGGGGTTTTTAACGTGTAATGCAGTACTATTATACTAGCTCAATATCTCTTACAGAGATCTATCAATAACACCAGTACCAATCATTCTACTGTCTAAACATGCGAATCCAATCTCTGCCCAACCAAAGAATCCCATTTTCTGAACTCTTAACAATGTTGGGTCATCATATGCTTCATACTCTTTACGTATAGGCATAACCAAAGAATCATTAGCAGTCATATCAAAACCATAAATCTGGGTCTCGCCTAAAGTACCTACGGTACCGTCAGCGTTAGTGATATTAGGATTGTCTAGGCTATACGCATTATAGTTATTAGATCCGTCAGCAAGGAATTTACCATACTCTGAAGTACTACCATTGATATTGTACATACCAGGAGCACCAAGATGTTGAACCTCATGAAGAGATACATTCCATATACTTCCCATACCAGCAGCTTGAAAAACTTCTCTACGGGTAATTGGGTCAATGTCTGTATCGGTCCATTCTCTAATGTCAGCAGCATCTTCTGGAGATACATAGAGGTCGGTCAAGGTACGTCCAGTACGCTTGAATCCTACCATCATTTTATTTACCAACTCTTTAGAGAGATAACCAGCACCAGTGGCTCCAGAAGCGATTTCATAAATTGGAGCAGGTCTTGAACCTAAAAGTCCTTTACCAGAGAAAGCAGAAGTAGCTGCAGGAACGATTACTCGCCATCCACATTCTTCTTCATAGTTAGCTAAGTCTTTAGCTACTCTAACAGCTGTTCTCTGAGCAACGTCGATTCTTGAATCACGAGCATAAGTAATCTTCCAGTCTGCGGAAGCGTTGATTGTGAATGTAGGTACGTATACCTCTTCACCGATACCCTCGATGAAGTTCTGAGCAGCATAACCTAACCCAGGAAGAACCCATACTGGGATCTCGAAGTCTTCAGCTACTGGATATACAGCCTGAGCACCAGGAGCTAAACGTTCTACGTTAAAAAGCTGACGCATAATAGACTCTAATTCTATTTTTTGTAGAATAGGTACTGTTATAGCAGCAGCAAAAGCCTTATAAGCAGCCATACCTTCTTCGGTAGTAATATCTGCTGTAGCGGCAAACAATTTTTGCATTTCATTGAGTTCCATAAGAACCTCCTTATTTATTTAGTTATGGAAGGGCGGACAAGCCGCCCCTTAATCCATTCAATTATTATACTATTAACTTAACTCTGATTGGATACAGAGTGGTATTACCCATAGTAGCGGAGGCCTTAGCGGCGCTAACGCCTTTAAGAACTCTAGCAACAACAGTAGAACTACATCTCTCACCATTAACATCAGTACCATCAGAAGATACAGTGGAGTTGGTCAACTTAGCTTCATCAGCAGCAGCAAACAAGCTCTGTCCTGGCTTAGGTTGGTCACCCGCATCACAAACTTTAGTAGTTGTGGTTTGTAAGGTGGTATAATGAACTGTGTCATAAATACCCAAGTGAGCTACACCTACAGGAACCTCATCAGTACCTGAGATAGCACCGGTAGAGTCATATATAGGCTGAGCAATAGCATCGCTGGAACCTAAGTCACCAGGAAGCATCATACCTACTGGATGTACTGAATGATATCCAGTTTTAACTTTTTGTAAACAAAAACCAAAAGGGGCCTCAGTAACTCCGTGAGCCATCTTTTTAACTATAGAGTCATCAGCAGTAGGGTCAAGGTATACAACAGAACCTGCATACGCTACAACACTACCAGTACCAGTGGTAACTGCAGAACTTCCGTATTTGCAGAACTGGTTTTCAATTACAGGGTGTCTAGGAATAAACATATTTCATCCTCCTCAATTTATTTATTTTTGATAGCGTCAGCCATAGCTTTTCCCAAGTCAGCATACTTTTTTGCTAAATCTTGAGAAGGTTGCGATTCCAAATTCAACGCGGCCTGTGCTGTTTTTCCAGGGTCTACATTTGCAGGAGGTGTAGTGTCATCAGTATCAACATCATCCTCGGCATCAGAAGCTTTTTCTTTCCCCTTTAAAGATTCTATTACTTGCGCTTTGATAGATACCAATTCTTCTTGGTAAGCCGCGAATTCTTCGTCAGACATTACCATAACTTTGGCTTTCTGAACATCGGCAGCTTCTCTAACTACGCCAGCAGTACTTAACTCTGCCATACGCTTGTCAGCAGTAATCTCTTGTTTCATTGTAGACAACTCAAGGGTCACTTTTTCTAATTCAGCTTCTACAGCTTCTTTAGCTTCTGTGAGGTCTTTAACTACTACTTCATGAGCTTCTACAGTTGCAGCTGTGTCAGCTGCGGCAGTTTCAATTTGTTCCTTAAGTTCAGCAACTTCTACATCTTTAGCTTCTACAGCTTCAACGCTAGCAGTTACTTGCTCAGTAAGGTCTTGAATTTTATCTGCAGATGCCTGCAAGGCATCTTCGGTTCTCTGACGAATAGTCTCTTTTTCCTTACTAGCGAAAATAGCAGTGACTACGTCTTCCACCTGTTGTTTCAATTTGTCTTCCATCATTATATTCCTCCTAATTAAAAAGCAAACTTTAATTTATTTTATAACTAACCTAAATTTTACTAACTCCTATTCCTTTCCAACATTTTTGGCCTGTTCCAAAAGTAACTCTATGTGTTCAACCAAATAAGTAATTTTTGAATCTTTATCTAAATCGTCCAACTTTTTAGCCACTATATTATTTATTTGTGTAATACTGTAAACTTCACTTGCAGATACCCAAACCATATCTCCAGAGGTAAATCTTATGCATTCTGGGTCTGTTTGATCTCCATAAACAGGACAAGACATATCGTATTTAGAGCACCACTGCTTTTTAATTACTTTAGAATCTTGGTCCTTAACTACAGAATCATTTAACTCGTTATGGTAAGACACACAAATACCTACCGTAGTAGGGTCTTCCAAACTTGCATCTTCATTATCTATCTTACTGGAGGTTACTTTATTAGTGGCTTCATCTAGAGCGTCTTGATCTAATATTATTTCAGTCACTTCGTCTTCATCAGATGCCGACTCAAATATAATAGATGGTGGATTTGCTGGATTCTTTACTATACCAACACCTGAGAAACATATACCCCTCAATACCCTAGCTACTTTACCTTCATCTATAATATTACCAGATTTCACAATCTTTGCAGCTTTTCCATATAGGTTCTCGTTAGATGTATCAAATCCCATGAGCCTAGCTTCGTCTAATGTAAGTATAGTATTACCAACTAGAATATCGTAAGAAGTAAAATAAGCTTCCATAGAAACTTTCCATTCGCCATTTTTTATTTCTTCAGCTACTTCTGGAAACCTTGTTTTATAAATAACGCTAGCAATTTCTATATGCATATCCTCAGCATCTAACTTAGCTATTTCTTGTTTGGTAAGCTCCTCCTTGTCAATCTTATTACCCGCATTATCCGTATACTCATGCCTGTAAATATGACCTATAATTTTATCCTCTTCATGTTCTATATCTACAGCTTTACCAGACACTGTTTTGCTGGCTGATACTATCTCGCTACCTAAAAAATGAGCATCATTTAAATTTGTACCTGTACTAACAAACCTACTAGTAAAGTAGGCTAAGTCAGGTTGTCTGTCTTTTGCGTCAGGTAAATCTATGACGGAAGCAACTTCTTGACGTAAGTCAGTTGTTTCTTTTACAGACATTAACTCGGCGGTCATGTAGAACTTATGCTTCATCATAGTCTCCTTGTTCTATTTTTGCTATTTCTTGAGTAATTAAGTCTCTCTCCTCTTTAGATAGGTGTATCAATATATCACTCAAAGAAGCGGCTTTCTTATTTACTTTATTATCTTGTAATTTACTTGGGTCTGTTTCTTGGGTCTTTTTCTTTGTAGTTCCCGTGGGTCTACCCTTAGAGGGGGTGCCTTTAGGGGCATTTTGTGTATCTTGGGTATCTACGCCGTTAGCTGATTGTTGAAATGGGCTACCCGTCAGTCCAAAAGTACCATCCAGAACCAGAGGTAATTCATTCTGCATATTACCTAACTCATTTTCAAAATCAAAGCCTAGACTTTCTAAAGCTGTCTCGTAAGAGAGCATTCTTCTATCTACCATAGACGCTAGTACATTCTTATATAATATATCATCTCTTAGTATCCCATCATCCCAACGTACTTTTGGGAATCTTTCAAAACCCATAGCTTCTGCTATTTGGCGATACTCGTTATATATCCACCTTGTTACCTGCTTTCTAGCGTATTCTATGTCTTCTCTAATCCCTCTTACAGCCCAAGCAACATCAGAAACGCTACCAGTGCCATCAATAAGCGCTCTTGTAACAGATAATCCCCCTGTAATATCATCATTAACTTGTGCATATTTCTCCTTACCTAAAATAGCTTCTATCTCTGGACTAACTACCTTTTCAATCTTTAATGTATGATTCCACACAACATCAAAACTTTTACTAGGTGTATTAAATAGCTGAGCAACGGCCTCAAGTTCTTCTTGGGAAACTACTGGAAACTCATCATTACCTATAGTAATCTTTAATATATAGTTAGAGATGCCATCTAACGTACTTAAATCAGCGTTACGTAGTGCTTGTTTATATTCAATACTATCAAATACTCTTGAAGTTCTAGGGCGTGCATAACGCTCGTATGGCTGTTTTTTATATGTAATTATGTTTACTAATCTAGGGTCTAGTTGAAACTCTCCTCCTCCCTCTGCTGCTTTTTTTAATTCGGAAGGTAAAGATTTAATTAAAAGCTTCTCTTCCTCAGTTTGTTCACCAGAAGGTTTCTTCAATAGTTCCCCTAGTTCTGGGGGAGGTGTTAAACTAATAGCTACATTGTTAAACAATAAATTTCCCTGTACATTTACCAGTAAAGGATTTAATACAGTGTATCCTATAGGAAGGTGACCTTTAGACCATATCTTTTTTTTAGCCGCTGATACTTTACCTGTAGTTTTAGCTTTAGGTTTTTTACCTACAGGTACTATAGTAGATACCCTAGGTTCGTAATTAGCTATATATTTATATGTAGTAACGTTAGAAGTCTTAAACAAGTCTAAGTAAATCCAATCTAATACCTCTTCAAAATTAACATCGAATGCCCAAGTGTCATAAAAATTCTTTATATCAGGATCATCTATGTCATTTTCAAAACCTTTGCTGGCTAAAGACGATAGTAAATTTATAACTGACCCTACTATAGGTTCAGTGTAGTAGTACTTCATTACTCGTTCATACAGTTTCTTAGGGTCTTCCGAATACACGTCTTTAGCTTGAGCTAAATCGGCGTAAGAACGATTCATAGTGTCACGTGTTATAGTAGAAGACTTCTCTCTATATATACGAGGTACTATAGGGCTATCTAAAAATGCCAAAGACTTCTTGGTAGGCTCCACTAGAAATGTAGACGAACCACTCTTCTCATCTATTTCTATAGATTTTAGACCAATATCAGGATATCTTTCCTGTAACTCTGCGGTTATTTTACTTGCTGTATCTGTCATATTTTACCTACCTTAATGTTTATTTTATAGTAGTTAGTTAATTACGCCGTGTAAGTAACGCGTGTGGGCTTGTAACAGTACTTGTATTTGTACCTTGTGATGTCCTCCAGTTAGCTGCATCTTTTGACCTAACTAAACCACTACTACCATAAAGTATATTTTCTTCGTCATCTTCAAATTCGTGTTCTAAGGCCTTTACACCATACCCTGCTAAAATAAGAGCAGAGTAAATATCTTTATTCTGACCTTTCTTAGGTGTATCAAAATGTAAAGCTCCACTAGAAGTTTGTGTAACAATAATATTAAGACACTGTTTCTTTAGTGTTTCCATTAACTCGTAAGCGTCTTGTTTAAGTTCTGAAGTTGTAGCAACTAAATTAGAAGGAAACAACAAATGTTTATCTTCAAATAAAGAGAGTGTAGCAAAGTTAGCATCAGCTATCCAAGAAGTACTAAAAGTGGTTAGCTCTAAAATATGTCTTCCTTTTAGTTTTGCTTTATCTTTATCCCCTCTATTTATAATAGGTTCTGCTTCATTGTAACCTTCTTCCAATAAATCAGCTACTGCTTTACCGCCACCACCTCTATCCATGTAAATACGTACAGTATTATAAGTTTTACACAAATCTTGTAATGCTACTGTTACATCTTGTGTAGTATTTCCATCTAACGCTAGTACACGTACTATTCTATTAGGTTTACCTAATTTTATTACTACTACACCACACTTAGCTTTACCTCCTTGGTTAGGGTCTATACCTATTATATAGTTCGCAGATTTGTCCCCTGATAGCTCTATATCAAAATTGCTACCATTGGTACAGTCCTCTAGTAAAGAGGCCTTAAAGAAGCCCTCAGAGTCGCTTACCATAGCAGCCATATATTCCATGTCAAATTCGTGACTGGACATAACTCTACGAGAGTTTTCTACGTTCTTAGGATCTAAAAATCCCTCAGGTAAGAGGGTGTAAGGTATTTGAAATACTGCATGGTCTTTAGAACCTTCTTCTATCTGATTCCAATATTGTCTCATACGTTTATACATATGATTAAATTTGTAATACCCAGAAGAAGTACCTATCATCTTGTTTACAGTGTCTTCTTCGAAATCACTATCAGTAGCTAAACCTTCAGCTATTAGTCTCTTTTTACGTTCTAACTCCCGTACTTGTACCATAGGGTCTAATTTTGTAATAGACATAGGTGCTAGTACAGTCTCTATAATCTTTTGAGGTACTTGTGCAAACTCATCTACTAATATACAGTAAAAACGAGACCCTCTAATTTTAGCGCCATCTGCGCCGATAGGTAAGGCCTCTATAAAGGCGTTATTATGCCCAGCTACTGATTTAAACTTTAAGTAACAGGTATCAGAACCTCTAATAGGTCTTTTCTCTGTAGCTTCTTTTAATATAGCTGATTTAGTGTATAACTTTTCTACTTCTGCAAATATCATCTTAGAGTTGTGGCTTATAAAACCACTACTAAAATAACAAGACTCATTATCTACCTCTATATCCATTGTAGGAGCAAAAAAGTGGTCCTTACTGGTAACCTTAACGAAGTGAAAGCCATCTTGTAGATATTGGTTATAGAGTGCTGGATGTGTGTTTACTAACGCTGCAGGTAGTCCCAAGTCTATAGCTAAACTACTTTCTCTTTCATTAAAATGGCTACTTACGTAGCCATCTAACAACTCTTTTTTTCTTGTTAGTTTAAATAAACCTATTTCTCTAGATATTTCTAAATTTCTTCTGCCAGTAATCCTAACTTTGTACCCTGTATTACATACGGAGTATTTACCTCTATCTAAAAGTTTTCTTTTACCTGCTTTAGTACTTATACCACACTGAGCTACTATACCTATATTAAGTAGGCACGATTGTACTTCTTTAGCCAACTGTATAGAAGAAGTAGATAAGCTAATCTCACAATGTGTAGAACCATTCTTGTGTTGTTGTATATAACAACTACCGTCAGTGTCTAACAGGCCTTGTATGAAATTTACAAAACATTCCTTAGAAGATTTTTTAATTACGTCAGGTATCTTTTTGTCTAAAGCAGTAGTTTTTGTAAAACCGCACTGTAATAAATAATTTACTAGCTTCTTACAATAGTAAGCTATTTGAGGTGTTCTATTTAGGGGTGTCCTGTCTGTGGGAGTTATATTGAAGTATTTCAATACCAATGCTTCAAAAGCCAGTAGTAAAGCCGCATCGGCACTTGTAAACATAACTCTATATTTTCTCCCAGAAGAGTCTATAGATATACAACCGTCACCTATTAAAAGGCCAAATAAGTAAGCTAACTCAGGTGTAAGCTCTGTAGGTATATTACAGTCTTTAGTACGCCAGGCATGTTTAAAGGCGTAGTCAGGTAATATATTATCATTAGCAAAGTAATTAAATCCTTGTTTTATTAATACGTAGTCACCTATATTTAAGTCTGCCAGATCAACAAATTGTATCTTTGCAGTGATAGTATTTAATACCACTATAGCGTGGTCTGCCGTACCTTGCAACTCAAAACCTTTAGTAGTTTTTATACCTATGCAGTCCCTATCAGGATTCAGCCACTTACTTAGTATTTTATTTTGGCTATATAAAGACTGTGTGTAGATTTCAGTATCTCCCTGTACTAAGTCATACATTGCGTCAGTAGAGGTAACCATACCTTTAGAAGTCCAAAAAGTGTCGTAAGTACTTGATTTCACTAGACTTTGTCTAAATGAAGGAGCAATTAGACCCGCTCTATACCCTGGATATAACAAACAAAGTAGTGTGGCTAGTAACCCTGACATAAAAGTATTGTGGTTAATAAAGCCATTTGTCATGTAGTTAGGTTCTATATCCGATCCCATATCCATTTCAAAATCATAGCAGTCTCCCTGCCAATCTTCTATTGATACTACCGTATCAAAGTAATAATGGTACTTAAGGATATTTTCTATATTACTTATACTTTTACTTATACCATCTATTTTAAAATCACTATTATTCACAGTATTATAAGATAACAAAAATCTATGTAGCTCGGAATAAGTCAACTCTTTTTTATTACCTGTTTTTATATTGAAGCTTGGTTTTTTATGTGTATTATATAAAGTATTATAGTAGGCAGCTATAGCTTTACATATCTGTAAAATGTAAGGTATAGTATCTTTATTTACGTTAGTAGTTTTATTACTGAAGTAGGAGTCTAGAAGAGTTTGTTTTCTTTCTACTCTAAAACCTACTAATTCTTTAAATTTATAAGAATCTTCCGAGTACATATCTAGTAAATAAGCTTTACCAAATATAGATTTTGTTTTTTTAGTGCGTAATCTAGATACCATACCCAAGTTAAGTAACATCATCTGTACTTCTGAAAGAAGCTTCTTAGATACTGAACAACATGATACACCACCAGTACTATTAGCAGTACCATCAGTGTCAAAATAGCCTTGTAAGAAGGCTATTTGCGCTTCTTTATTAGCTGTACGTATAGAGTATGGAACAGCCTTATCATACGAAAGTACTCTAGGTATGTTATATTTATCAAAAAAGTAATTAAATGTATAAGAGAATCTAAATATATATACACAGTCACTTCGTTTATCTACACGTATACTATACCCTATATTATTTCTACTACAATAACTAGCACAAAAAGCTATAATACTTTCGTCAGCAGAAGTGAGTGTTACAGGATTATTACCACTATAACTACCATCACCTATGAGTAAACCTATTAGATATCCTGTGTCTATTGATACTTTGCTATTTCCAAAAGCATTCTGGGCCCTTTGGATACACACCCTATCCCCAATTTTAAAATCAGCTAGTGTTTTATAAGTAAAATTACCTTCGATATCTATAGTGAGCAGAGGGTGATGATCACTACCTCTCTTAATCATACCATTTTGGGTCTCTAACTGTTTACCTTTTATACCTTTCTCTAAACATAACTTCTTTATAGGTCTAAAACCTTCGGAGGTATATAAATCTTTACAGTAGTCTATTACTACATCTTCTCCGTCGCTTAAATATTTAGGTATACTGGGGAGTATTTCATGAAGATATACTAAACCTTCTCGATTAAAACTGGCCAACTCATATATACTACTACTTTTTCCTGCACCCCTACCACATATAGCTAAAGTGTAAGGTTTGAACCACATAGCTTCAAACATTATACGTTGTATAGGAGCTAGATCTACACCTAGTAACTCATAGGCAGCTATACAGGGATTATCTCTATAAAACTGTATAAGATCTGGACCTTGTTGTAGGACTATATCCATATTTTTGGTTAACTTACTCAATCTATATCATCCTTACTGCTATTAGCTTCTAGACTATCTAATAACTCATTCTGGCTAGCCTTCATATCTCTAGCCTTTTTTTCTAATTTAGCTTTCTTAGAATCATCAAAAGCTACTGCTAGGTCCACAATACTAAAGCCTTTAAACTCATTAGGGTCTATCCTATCTTTTCTTCTAGATGCCAAGTTATCTTTTATTTTATCACTCTGTTTACGTAGTTTTTCCATAGAATTTGAATAATTTAAATGACTATCCGCGTCATCTTTACTCTGTTTCATCAAACGTATTTCAATGATCTTGTTAGTTACTAGTGTCATTATATCGTCTATATCTGAAGACGTTAAGTCGTCCTCATCAAAGTCTTTCAAGTATATATCAATTAAACTATGGTATATAACAATCTCGTCGTCATCAAACATATCCTTTATGGGGATTATATTTGTTAATAGCTCCCTAGGTTTAGGTGCTGCTTTAGGTCTTCCTACTGGTCTAGCCATCTTCAACACCTATGTGAAGTATGTTACATACTTCCGCAAAATTTAAACCTAAGTCTTCACATTGTTGCTTAAGCTCGCATATATCTTCTGGGTCAGACATTCTATTGACTAGATGGGGGTTATCTTCCATACTTATATTGTACTCTATAGAGATTTCCCTAAATCTTTTGGAGTTTAATGAGCGTTCAGTATAAATATTATTTGTTTCATCAAATAAAGCACTTATCTTATCGAACCACTCCTTATTATCTATAGAACTATCAATCTCCTTTTGATATTCTTCATATAGTTCAGAAGATAATGGATACATATTCCTAAAATAAGAAATCAGCGTTCTCGAAATCTTCTCTTTTGTAGCTTCCGAATGACGCTGTCCTTTTTCAGAGTTACTTATAGCTTTTTTACTTTCAGCACTCAACTTAAAACCTAATGGCCGCCCCCTACCTTTATTCATAGCTCTCCACCTCGATTACTTTAGCATATGTGTTACATTTCCTACATATAGCTCCTACACATGTGGTGGAAACGCTTATAGGAGCTTCGCAGTTCCCACATAATTTGATTACTTGGCGTTTAGCTTTTTTAGGTTTTGAGAACTCAAAAGGTAGTTGTTTATATTTATCTGCATAAGCAGATTCTTTATGGATTCTTTTATTTAGATTATTTACTCCTTCAGTAGGTTCGAATCTTCTAGGACTACCAGGAGGTAACTCGGAACTAATGGAAGTTTTATCCATATGTTTTTTAACATCATCTTTAAATACGCTATTAACCATCGAATCTATCCTCTTGTTTTACTGTTAAAGTTTTCTTACTTGCTATGTAATCACTCAAATAAACACAAAGTTCTTCCGGGGTATATTGCGCTAAAGGTTTATTCCAAGGACTAATGCTCCAAGGACCATAATGATAACCAACACCATTACGTATTAAATTATAATCTTTTTCAGATAATATATGTGTATCTCTGTGTACTTCTTCGACTAACTTAGCGCCTAAATCTGGATGGTACTTCACAGTGTGTCCTGTACGTGTTATACCCTGCTTGCGTAAATCATGGATAATACAGGCGGCTATAATAGCGTCTCTATTAGTCTCACAACCTAGTCCTCTGGCTAAATCGTAAGCTACAGTAACAACTTTTTTTGTGTGTAATACTGTACCTACCGCGCAAAGTTCGTCTATAGGGTGATACTTACCGCTAGATGATGCTGGGCAGTCAACGAAGAAATACGAAGGTGCCATCATTAGGCATATCTCTGTGAATTCTCTTATAACTTCATCAAATATTAAATCTAGTTCCACTCTAAAAGTAGCTACCTTCTCTTCGGGGGTAATTCTTTTCGTCATAATTCTTATCCTCACATAAAGTTAATATTTATTAAATATAAATATTATACTAACATAAACCTGCAAATAATGCAAGCTTTTTTTAATAAGGTGGTAAAGTAATATCTTCGCTATCTAGGTTTATAGGTGTGACTATAGCCTTATTAGAATTAGGATTATACCCTTGTTGAGGGAACGTATCTTGATGATACCTCCTCTGAGGATTGTTAAGGCTAGTGTCTAAAAATTTAGCCTTAACATCCTCGGAGTAAGGTTTCTTCTCCTGTACTGTAACGAATTTAGGAAATCTATACTCGTCCATACTTATAGGCATTTTAAGCTCCTTATAAGACTTCTGTACTTTCTACGAATCTCTTCATAAATTCCTTAAACTCTGCTTTAGCCTCTACGGAAGCTTCTTCTTTCATACCAAAGTAGCCAATCATATCCATTACAAAATCTGGGGTCATATCACCTTCCCACTCGTAATTAATATTCATAAATTGGTCTTTGCCTTTCTTGATACCTATAGAGGCATAATTATAACCGTAAGTACTTTTATAAATACTTACATTTACTATCTCGCCTGAGGTAAAATTTAATGCATACTTTTTGTCTGCCATTGGATATTCCTCCATATATTAACTATTTTTTTAAAGTCTTTCTTTTTGTGTTAAATTCCAAGAAATCTTTTATTTTATCCCACTTTCTATTTAGATATATCTCTGGTGATAACCACTCAAATACGTCTACAGCTTTAAAATTATACCACCTCAACTCATATAAATCCGTATCTTTATGTTTATTTTTTATGCCTTTTATTGGTATAAAGTCATATATAAAATCTACAACTTCTTTACTACTTAATATCATAATGCCTAGAGTTTTACCACTTGTATATATAGAACCGTCACCATCAATTAAGCCTACAGTCCATTGCTTTAAACATTCTACCTCATTACGTATGATTGAGGGTATCTTCTCTTTAGTTGACTTTCTGGGTTGTAAATCCCAGTATTTTAAATTATGTATCACATAAGGATTATCACAAATAAAGTAATTAAATAAGGTTCCTGGTTTATAACCAGAAGAAAGCTTAGTGTATATCGGCTTACGTGAACCTAAGTAAACTTTAAATCCCTCTACTAGACTCCTATCAGTAGACCCAAAGTCTACAACATATCTTGTTGCTGAGTTCCCAGATCTTTTTATGCATCCGTCTGCAACAAGTAGGCCTGCGTAGTAGCTTGCTTCTTTTGTTGGTAGTAGAAAAGAGTCATTGTTTGTAGGGTATTTGACTCTTTTTATTGGTACCAATAACCTACTACACCACCATACAATCTTATCTCTACTACATCCGTGAGTGTCAGATATGTTGTTAGTGGTTAAGCCTTGTATATGTATGCTTTTGTACAAGTACTCCCTCAGGTCAGATTTGGTACTACAACCTAAAATATTAAACTTCAACTTTTCTTTAATACATAAGTATTTTTCCCACCTACTGACAAGTGAAGATAACTTACCATCATTCATAATTGTCTTAGTGTCAAAATTAAACCAACTTAATGACACTTCAGAGTCATGGTTTGATATATTAAAATTTCCAGGCCTTAGTACGTACCAACAATCTCCTGACACAGAATCTACATAAGCCTTTTCATCCTTAAATCTCAAATCATCAATACAATAATTAGTTCCTTCTATTATTCTAGCTTTTAGTTGGTCAATATGCCAACTAGGTTTAAATTTTCTAATTAGGTCTGTACCTATGAACTGCATCAACTCTCTTATAGAATTGAAAATACTACTTTCTCTGGTGGAGAGTATGTCACTCTCAAGTATATCTAAACGTAAAGATAGTAACTCATAAGAAATGGTGTACTTACTTAGCACATCCTTATTATTTTCAAGAAAACACCTATCTATACCTATAAGTTCACATATTAGATCTTTCAGCCCATCAGCAAATTTTATTATCTCAAAACCATTGTTTATACATACATTTGCTAACTCGGATTTACCTGAACTCATTCTACCAGCTAAAGCTATAATCATTACTTCTCCCAATCTGTTAAAATATCACTACTAAGAATAGCCATATGAATATTAATGTACTCTTCAAATATTATGTCTATCTTATCTAGTAATGCAAATGCGTCTAAAGATTTAGAGTTGTCTCTATCTATAATCGCCTTAAATGTATTTATTTTCTCTTCTAGTGTATCTGTAAGATGTAGAGCTTCATATATACTAACATTCGTATCATCTATATTAATGACTGTGCCTCTGTTTAGATCATCCAATAGAATGTCATGACTACGTATCTTACTTAATAATCCAAACTTCTCATTTATAGCTTTAGTATATAAATCACCCTTTATTTCAGATGAAGATTTGCTAATAGCATTTATATATCTATCTATTATATCTAATTTAGTTTTAAGAAATTTACGTCTTAGAACTATTTCACTAACTAACATCACACTAACTCTACGTCTACCGCTTGTATTCCTTTATCTGTATTTTTTAATACAAAAGATATAGGTTGTTTTGCTTTTAGTGTTTTATAACCTTCCATGTTTATAACTGAATAGTGAATAAAATATTCTTCATCATTTGGGTCGTTATCTAGAACTGCAAACCCATAACCTCTATCGTTCGAAAACCATCGGACTTTTCCTAAAACTCTCTCACTCATAATAACTCCTATAATTTAAAATTCTTTGGTAACTAACCTGTAATATTATTTTAATACCTTTATTTCGAAGTGAGGGAGGTCCATAAAAGTCTGATCATCAAGTTCATCATCACGGTCCCAATTACCTCCCCATCTTATAGTAATACCCAACATTGCGGCTACACCTTGTACAAAACCTGCAAACTCATAAAACTTTTCTCTGTCATCCCATCTAATGTGGGGCTTGTTTTGGAAGTAAGGTACTACATCTACTCCCTCACTTGGAAAAGAGTTGTGTTTACTCTCTGGAAATTTTAATTTAGACCTACCACCATGGTAGGCATCATTTTGTTCCTTCTCTCCTCTATGTCCACAGATAACAGAACAGTCGTAGTATTTAACTACTTCTCTAAAAAGTTTTTGTAAATCTGCATGACACTGATTTAAGTTGTTCTCAGATCTTTTACCAAACTTTGCCATTATTAGTCTCCTGCCTTAGTATCTTTAGGTTTAGATTTAGTTGCTGGTTTATCTACAGCTTTTACGGCGTTAAATTCTTTAAGCTTAGCGTCTAAATCCATTATGATATTATTACGTATCTCCAACTCTTCAGCATGAGCTGTTTCAAGCACTTCAATGATGTCTTCGTAGTTAGATATGTCAGCTTTATAATCTTCTATTTCCTGTAGTAGACTTTTGTATATAGGATCTTTAGCCCTTTTTACTGCTTTTTGTCTTTCGTGGGGAGATTTCATTATAAGAGGACGTCTTCTATCGTCTGCGTTCTTATTATACGCCTGAGTTCCACCACCTAATACTTTCACTCCGTCACCTTCAATTTTAATACCCATTTAATTCTCCCTAAATAATTTTATCTACTAATCCATACTCTACTGCCTCTTCTGCCTCTAGCCAATGATCTCTACTCATATCCTTTTTAATCTTAGCTAAAGGTTTTCCAGTAAAGGCTACGTATTGTTTTGCCATCTTTTCATAAAGCTTCTTATATTTCTCTACTTGATTAAAAATATCATTAGCCTTACCTTGTGTTCCTCCAGAAAATTCGTGTATCATAACTTCTGCGTTAGGTAATATACATCTTTTACCTTTTGTACCTGCTGCTAGTATAAAACTACCCGCAGAACAACATTGGCCTATACCTACTGTGTGTATATCTGGCTTAACGAAGTTCATTACATCGAAGATACTATACATACTGGTAATAGACCCTCCAGGACTATTTACATAAATATAGATATCTTTATCTGGCTCTTGGGAATTAAGGTACAATAATTGAGCTACTGTGTGATTTGCCATGGTGTCATTAAACTCACCTTGTATGTATATGATCCTATCTTTTAACAGTCTACTAAAAATTTCATAGCTCTTCTCTTTTTCATTATCACCTTCGATTACATATGATAAATTCATAATTATACCTCTTATTTTAAATTAAAATGCTACCAATTACTGTGGTATTATGTTACCTTAGTTAGTTTATTTATAGTCTATCAAGTATACTACTATCTACAAATAAATTTTTAATACAACAAGTTTTTTCGTTACTTAAGAATTTGTTACAATCTAGCACTATATGATCCAAATCAATGCATAATTTTGTACACGAAATATGTATAAAATCTTCCATAGTATCGTCAGAAAGATCCTCAGGCTCATCAAACTCATTGAGTACTGTTAAGCCTTCAGCACTGATATCTCTTATAACCCTATGTGTACAGTGTTTGCACAAAGAATTATTTATTAGATATTCTATGTCATTTTCCATATTTTATTTTGGTTTATGTGCTCTAGATACGGTTTCTGGAGTTTTATGCGTAGTTATTTTGTTCTGCTTACGCATACGCTTTATTTTACAATTAATAGAATCTAGGTCTCTACCTGGTAACATATCTATTAACTCGAATATAGTGCTCTCCTCATAGTTATCTATAAGTATTTTCTCTTCAGAGAAGGTCCATCTTTTTGCCACGGTACACCTCCAAAATTAATGTTGTTTACAGCTTAGGTCGTTATCCCTGTTTATTAACATCATCAATGTAATCCGTCATGGAAGTTCCGATATGTATTTCCTGAAGCAGATCTCTCATTATGTTTAATACGTCTGTATTACCAGTACCATTAGCTATAGCAGTGTCAATACTGTCTTCAATAGCGTCTTTTTTGTTCTTCCATTCTTTGGAAGGTTCTGTGTAAGAAAACAGATGTGATAACTTTAGTGTCATAGTGTCCTTTAAGTGTTATTATTGTAATTATGTAAACTATCCCCTTACAATTTAAGAGGATAGTTTATTACAGTGTATCAGAAGGCTTTATCTTGAAGTTTTTCAGCTAATTCCAGTAAATTACTTCTGTAACTGTGTTTTAAATTTACATACGCCATGGATTCATGAGGCATAGCGCGTAACAGTTTTAGTAATCCACTGTTACTTGGCTTTATAGAATAACTTTGAGCTAAGTCCCCCATTAAGATTATACGTGATTCATCTGTAGCCCTTGACAATATCATACTCATGAGATCAATCGTACAGTATTGTACTTCGTCAACTAATAAGTAGTCGTCAAGTAAACTTAGTCCTTGTAAACTGTTGGCGTCTATAAGTTCAAAAAGCTTTTTGAAAATCTCTTCTTTTACAAAGTCGTACCCTTTGCCGTCTTTTTCTTGTAAATTAGTGTTACCAAATAAGAAGTAAACTGCACTCAAAAAACCCATTGCCCAAGAGGCCAGTTTTTCTTGCACACTTCCAGGTAAAAATCCTATTTCATACTTTCTGTCTATGCCAACTGGCGGGCGACTTATGAAAGTTTTTTTAAGATTATTAGCAATGGCGTAAGATGTACTTAAAAGTGTTTTACCTGAACCCCATTTACCTGTAATTAGTACATGAGGTGAATTTTCTAAAGCGTAGATAGCACATACTTGGTACAAGTCACGTGCTTTAACTGTCATCTTATCATTTTCAATTGACCTGTAAGTAGGTAAATTATCAATACGTTCTAGGATTGATTTAAGTGGATTATTGGCATAAACCATAGTTGACTTGCCTTCGGCTTCTATAAACGCAAAGAACCAACTATTTTTTACAAAAGGTTTGTCTCCAACTAAATAATCAAAGGCTTCGTGGTAACTAACATCTGTGTAGGCTTGCTGGTAGGTAAAACCTTCTGTTATTTCTCGGGTAGTGGTATATAAATAAGGATTATAAATACCATTAGCTATATTACCGTATAATTTTGCAGGTACTTCTTTACTTTCAGATATAATACTCATTGATATATCTTTAGTGGCTATAGTAGCCCCAGTCTGTCTAGCTGCTTCTATTATAAGTTCATCATTGTTAGATAAGTCTGTAGTATTAACTACGAATTCTATACTATCTGGATGTTTAGTTTGAAACTCTTTAATAGAAGATATAGCTGCTCTAGCTGAATAAGATAAGTCGGGATTATTCTTGTGTTTGTCTAACTCTTTTAATACTACTATAGACATTACTATTTTATCATAGTCTACCTTTAGTTTGAAAAGTATGTTAGGTTCATCTAGGAGCAAATTAGTATCAACAAGTATTTTTGTCATTCTACCTCCGAAATTAAAAATCCCTAGAACGCATCAGCGAACTAGGGTTTTATTGTAAGATTGAAAAAGGTTTTTTGTGAAACCATACGTATAACCAACCTACTAAAAATACAGATATAGATGAGGTTATAATGACGTATAACTTCTGTACCATTGTAAATATAGATGATATATTAGGTATGTTGAAAGATCCACTATCTAATATAATAAGGTCATACATGGATGCTTCTATTATAGTTAAGTCATGTATAACTACTATACCAAAACAAATCATTGTCACCATACATAGGGAAACTAAAACACCTACCGGTATTTTTAAACCTTTCTCTATAAGAGAATCTTTAGCCATGTATAGTTTTGTAGTTATGGTAAGGGAGAATACTAAAGAGGCTATCCACCAAGCCATACCAGAACTCCACACCAGCTCTATTATATCAAAGTTGTTGTCTAATACGGTGTTTAATATAATGTCTTTAATCTCTACCACCACTTAGATTATTAATTATTAAGTTAGATAGTTGTTTAAAGTTAGAATGTAGAGTTTCATCTAAGCTGTCTATTTGTGTCTTTAGGTCGTCTATCTGTCCTGTCAAATCTGTTATATCTGTTTCTTGTTTTTTGTCTTTCTCTGCGTATGTTTTAAAAAGATTCAAAGAATTAGTTTGTATAGTTTGTAATACTTTTATTCTTGAATCCATATGAAAATACAGGCCTGTCATGGACATCATGTAGATAATCACGACATAAAACATAAATTTCTCCATCCTTTCATTTAAGGCTGATACCATGACATGCCTCCCAAAATAGAAATTACTGGATTATAATAAACTACTAATTACTAGGTCTTATCCTATTAAGACCACTTACTATAGTAAAGGTTAGATAAACAATGTTTTTATACACCACACTCCTGAAAAGTTTGAGAACTTTCTCTAAATACAGCTATCTTACTGAAGTCTTCGCCACTAATTTTTATAACCGACATGTCGTAGATGAGTGTAGTTTTATTATCACAGGAACATACGTCTACATCACCTTCTACTGAAGCTTCTAAAATCTCATCACAGTTTAAACATCTAATTAAAGTTATCATATTATTCTCCATCCCCTAATAAAGCATAGGTAAGTAATTCTTTCATTGTAGATAGCTCTTCTTTAAAAGCATCCATATCCTCTGAGTTAGCTATAATAGCTCCGGCGGCCATGTCTAACATTGAACCTTCTTGATTTGACAAGGTCTCTAGCTCTATTTGTTTTTGAGTAATCATTGCTTTTTCCCAAAACTCCATAAACTGTTCCAAAAATACAACCGGATCAGCCATAGAAGTTAAATAGTCTTTAAACATTGTAAACACCATGGTGTCAATAAAATCATCAGCTATCTGTTTTGATGTATTTGTCAATTTAGATATCTCATACATAAGTTTAGTATCAGCTGCACTAACTTTCTCCGAAGTCATAGTAATTCTCCTAATTTAATTGTGTGGATTGTAAACAAAAGATTGTTTGTCAGAAACATTCTTTATCATGTTGCCTTCTAATATGCAACGATGATTACTATTTAATTTATTATATTTTATTATATCTGAGGTAAGGGTAACATTCATAATTATAGGGTCGCGGCCCATTAACATACTAATAAGGTTTCTACGAAACTCTAAAAAATCTTCTTCTGTTTCAAACAATGAGAAGTCTACTTGATGTAGGTAATCTTGTAGTTGTTGTGTAGCTGGGATTAAGTTACTCATAGTATTTCCTTATGTTCTAATTTTAATTGTTAAGTATATTATACTAGATTTTAGGTAGTTTGTCAAGTACTTTATTAATTTTAGTTTGTATTTTACTAGGTGGATACGAGTAGTTATAGATGATATGTAATCAAGTAGTAATACTAGTACTGATGTATCATACCAGAGGAGGAGGGATTGAGTGTAGTTTTCCAGCCCTACATGTACAAAAAGAACGGATCTGTTGTGTACATTAGGACTGGAAGAAAGATATATCATACCGTCAGTATCGGTTATATCGTTCGTTGAGAGAATTAACATGCCCAGGTCTAACTTTACCATGCGAGAAAAAACCCTATCAAATCCTTTCTCTGTTCTCTCCCAGGCTAGTCAAGCTAGCTAGTACGGCAGGAACTTAATCCTATCTGGGTGGAAACTATTATTTTACTTAATTCAACTGCCCGCTCCAGGGCATACCCACTTAATTTCTTAAGCACCTACATGGGATGGATTACTAGGTAGGTTTAAATCTTAATACAAAATATAATATTAAGGATAGTTGTATACTGCTTATAACAAATTCATAACAAAAAGTCAACCCTTTTTTACATTTAATTTCATTTTTCTTACTTACCCTTCCTAGTTAGTTTATTCTACTAGCCTCTTCTAGATTTGAAGAGCCGAGACTTTCGACGGGCTTACACCCCTACTCTTCTAACGACCATAGGGGTAGGTTAGTCTCCTAGTAGGCCCACAAATAGGGACGCGGGCCAAAGTTAGTACTACTATAGACCATGAAGAGTACTAGGTTCTATAGTAGTAATAATAGTAGTACTAATAGAGTTTCTAAGTAAATCTTTGAAACAGAAATCGTAGACCTGTTAAGTACTACTAGAGTTTCTACCATTTGTTGAAACAGAGTAGTTATATAGAAAGAAGAGAGGGATCAAGGATAGGGGGGGGGACGTACTAATATTATTACTACTATCAACAACGCTGCAACAAAGAAATCTAGCACCGTTATTAGTACTAATAGCCTGCCTACTACATAGGGGCAAATCTAGGACCTATTATTAGTAGTATAGTATTACTACTATAGTAGTTTACTCTTCAGTAGTTTAACACCATATAGAATGTATAAAACAACACCGGTGACAACAATTATGGGAATAGCTTTTAGTAGTATAATAATAGTACTAATATCTTCTTTAGATGGCTTTGCTCTTATCATATTATTACTCTAGGGTATATTAGTACTCTCTAGGTACTATATTTATTACTACTATAGCCTATAGTACTCTAGGATACTAGTACTATATTTATTACTCTACTGTACTTTATTAGTACTCTAGCGGGTATATTAGTACTCTACTATAATTATTACTACTAATGGTCTTCTAAAATAGGGGTGGTACTAAGCTGTCTTGCTCAATTTGCTAACATGGTTTCTTGTCATAGATATTGTCTATAGGATATGTTTTATGACATTTTATTTTATATCTGTTATATTTAATTTAATTATTATTGGTATTAAGGGAGAAGTAGGGTCTGTTGCTTCTTCTATAGTAAAAGTGTATGGGGGTGATTTAGGTCCTTCTGTTCCATCTACAAATGTGGCCGCCATAGTATAATTATGTGTTCCTGGTAAGGAGTTAAAAGCACAGTCGAAAGTATTTGTGTTTATGACTGTTGTTGTACATATTTCAATGTTGTTCTGGTACAATACGAATCCTTCTAGTTTGGGTACTTCTGGTGGGGTGTAAGCGTATTCTATCTGTATCACCCTCTCATCTGCAGCCCCGGCAATTCCTAGTAGTAATAATAGTAGTAGAGGTATAAGTAGTAGCATTCGCATAGTTATAGTCTCAATAGTAGAGTTTTAATAGTAGGTGCCGCTTGGATACCTACAGTAACAATATCAGAGTAGTCACTCTCACAATAAGGGCTGCCATCTTCTCTGTATTTAGTTAATTCCTTTTCTGGAGTACATTCACCGTCTACGTAAGCTGTTAGTGCAAAACTGTATTCTTTATAGGGAGAAACTCCATCTATCTCAATATAGCCCCGGCCTTCCTCCACAGGATTAAATATCACTGCGTCTGGATTATGTGCTGTGGTTTTACTGACAGTCTTAGGCTTATTATTGTTAAGTCCTTCACAGTTAAAAGGTATTATTGGTGTAGTATTCTCTTTAAAATATAAGGTGTATCCTGTTAGTGGTTCTGGGTTCTGTTCCCAACTGAATTTTATCTTATATGCCTGGACATTAAATGCTAATAAAAGCATCGGTATCAAAAATGATATAAACTTCATTTAGGCCCCCAAAGTTAAATTTTATCTTTTGCTATACTAGGGTTACTTAATAGTAATGGTCGAAAGAGTAAAAAATACGATAATTTATAGCGAGTGGTACCCGATCTCTATATAGGGGGTAAATTCGCATTTTTGTTTATTATAGCCCCCTTTGCTGTATTGTTACTCTCTTAACAGCTAGTGGTACTTCTTAACGAAGTACAAAGAAGAGACATAAAAAGCATGTCTCTTATAGACAAAAACACCGTCTCAACTTCGAGACCCCCCCCCTCCCCTTCAACTTTGGAGAATATCATGAAATCTACCTACGTATCAGCATCACAAATTCATTGGGGCCACGACCTGTTTCAACTAGAGCCTGTTAGTTTCAACGAGGCTCTCGAGGACTACTATGAATCCATGAAGGGTCAGAGGATCAGGGCAAAGGCGTACCGCTTCAACGGTACTGGCCTTGCTGAGAAGTTAAATGAGTACTACCCAGAGGAGTTCAGAAGGACCTCTGCAGGTCTGTTACTGGCCTTCGTATATAAAGGCATCCCTATGGATGTCACTGTAGACGGTAGAGGCCAGTACTTCAGGCTTTGCGAGGATTATTAACCTTTCCTGTACCGCTGCCCTTCGGGGTAGTGGTACAGCTTTTTGAAGGAGCAACGGCCATGTGGGTCACCGCTCCATAACTCCAATCAGGAGATTGTTATGAAAATCGAAATAGTTCAGTCCATTCATGGTATCGACGTTGTTAGCGTAGATGGTGTTAAGTCTTCCAAAGCTGTAGCCGAGATAGTTCTAGAGGCCGTCAGCCGTATAGAGACAGTTAGAGAGCACGAGGCTAACATAGCGCCACTTACACCCGAGGAGCAGTACGACCCATGTCAAGGCTGTAATGGCCTTGGCTGTGAGGCCATGTGTGCTGCTGAAGGTGGCGTTCCTGGCTCAGATATGGCCTGGGGCCCTGAAGACGGCAACTGCTGCCCATGCGGTGGTACCAGCTGTGACGGTACCTGTGGTAACAACAGGCCTCCGTTCTAAGCCTACACTGTACCGCTGCCCTTCGGGGTAGTGGTACAGCTTTTTGAAGAGGCAACGCCCATTCGGGGCACCGCCTCACCTTCCTACTAAGGAGATCATCATGGCAAATACACAAAGCGACCTTTTTTCCTATTTCTCTGACCTCTACAAAGAGGTTAATGGCTCTCGCCCTTACGGTGAGTTCTTCTCCAATCTGGATGATTGGGAGATTCAGGATTGGTGTATGCGGTTGGAGTGGCAGCTCCAAGAGGAGCAAGACCTCTGTGAATGGGCTGAGGCCCACATGGCAGAGGAGGTACGTTGGGACGCCATGCAAGCTGACCCGTCGCCCGACAAGTACGAGGCTTACTGTTAGGCCTCACCTGTACTGCTGCCCTTCGGGGTAGTGGTACAGCTTTTTGAAGGAGATACGGCCCAATGCGCAATTCTGTGCATGGATGGGAGCTACACTGTCTCTATCACTCCACGGCCCCTCATAGGGCAAGGGAGAGCACCATGGCAATATTATCCCTCATCGGTTGTTACCTCGTAGACGACGTTCTTGTTCCAGCTAAGGCTCAAGAGATAGGCAAAATCAGCTACTTTGTTGACACAGTAGATGATGTACCTAATGTGTCTATCGCAGTACGTAAGCGCCATCAGCTTACTACAGCCAAAGGCTCCTCTGAACCTGTATCTATAGGTATCCCTACCCGCAAGGGTACACTCTACGCCTATAGGCAGAACGGGTACTACATCGAAGTTCAGATGAAGAAAATGGTTGCCCATCTAACATTTCAAAAAGAGATGAAGAGGTAACTAATAGCTGTACCAGCTTCCATAGTGGTACAGCTTTTTGAAGGAGTCAGCAGCTTCGCTGGCTTCGCCCTAAATCCAGAGCCTACGGGCAAAGGAGCTTGTTATGCTGAATATATACGTACGGCTGCCCTATAAAGGCTCCAGCCGGGTAGAAATGGAGCTGGTAGAATGTCATGGGGGGTTTAGATACTCCATGACATTTGACGTATACACCCAGGCATCACAGCTGTGTGAAATCAGCATCGCTGCGATGCCTAGAAAGAAGAGCTTCTTGGAATATTGCGAAGGGAGAAGTCCCTTCACAAACAAGGAGACAGCCAAGAGATCGCTGATCTTCTTCCAGGAGTGTCTGAATTTCTTGGAAGAAGAGTTTTCTGGTTGGATGGGGCATTGCAACCCATCTGATCCAAGGAGGCTTAGGATTTACTCCGCTTACCTCAGTAAAAGGGGTAAAGAAGGAATCAAAGTCAATGAGTATGGCACATTGACTTGGGAGCTGTAAGCCTCACTGTACCACTGCCCAGGTTGGGTAGTGGTACAGCTTTTTGAAGGAGGTAAGGCCCGGCCTGCAATTCAGCAGGTGGTTGGGAGCTACACTGCCTCTTCAACTCCAACGCTTTCGGGCAAAGGAGAGATACCATGGCAGATCTCAAACTCATCATCGCGGCTACAGCAGCTTTCCCAACAATCGAGTGGTCACATATCGACTGCTCAATGGGGGAAACGTTGGTAATCAGCCATCTGATGCCGATGAAATCAGCTGCTGGCTGGTACCTGGGTAGGGCTTGTGTTGAGGTTGATGACCCTCACAGCCCAAATCACATAAACGTAGATTTTGGCTACGGGCCTTACTCCAGAGAAACGGGGTATTACCCAGATGAGGCCACTCTGCGTAAGGTACACGAGGCAGATATGTTACCTGTGAGAGATTGCGTAGAGAATAACGCTCTCTACGACTCGGGTAGACTACCTAAGCCGTAAACCTAACTGTACCGCTGCCCTTCGGGGTAGTGGTACAGCTTTTTGAAGGCAGCGCCATATGGGCTACGCCATTAACCTTTTGTAAGGAGACTCACCATGAAAACTATCATCCACGCAACATTTACAATAGTATGTATACTCATAATAGTATTGGCCACCTTGGTTATATCCAATATACTGTCTAAGCCTGCTACCGATACTGCTAAGGTTATTCATGATGAGCCTATGTCAGCTTATCACGATATCCTCTGTATAGAGGAAGACGGCAGTGCTGAAACCTACAGCATCCCTGTTCCAGTATTCGAGGGATTCAGCGATGAGTTTGTAGAAGACTACCTTGAGTACGCAGGGCAGCAGTTCTGCGATAGCATAAAAAACAAGAGCCGGTACCTTCACGATGTAGGTGAAGACCGATAACCCATCTGTACCATTACTCCTGTGTGAGTAGTGGTACAGCTTTTTGAAGGCAATGCTCGTGTAGAAGCAGCGCCTCACTTTAACTCCAACTAAGGAGAATATCATGAGAAATATAGACAAAGTAGAGTTGAAATGCGCGTTAGATGCAATTTTAACAAAAAATAGGGAGATGTATCGAGCTGCTTGGCAGGAGAGCACCTCAGACGAACTGAGGAAGCAGTACAGCTCATGGTGCAGAGCTAAAGAGGAAGAAATCGCCTCGACGTTAGAGGATTTTGCCATCTATACCGAAAGGGTTAGCCTCGGGGGGCTTACCCCTCAAGTATTAATTGAGGGCAAGTCGATGTACCTAACAAAATTGTTTTATTAGTTGCCGGCAAGGCAATTTCCATAGCACATTCGCACCACACCTGGCTTAGGCTAGGTGTGGTGCTTTCTTTTTTAAAAGCGCCCTGGGACTTCGTAAAGGAGTTCTTGAGTAACACAGTAGACCAAATAGCAGTACAGCTTTTTGAAGTAATACCGCTTCAGTTTTGCCCCGACTAGAGGGGATTGCGAGGTACTCATGAAAGTACACACAGTTTTTACAGCGAAGAATAACCTCATCACCCAAATTGTCGCTGAGGGAAACCCTGGCGTGCTGACTCTCCTTTGTCCCCACATACGATTCATTTCTCAAACTTTAATCAAAAAACTACTGCAGATAGTGGTACAACTTTTTGAACGGGCACAGCCATAAGGCAAAGCCCACAATAGGAGATATACTATGGAATGTGTTATATGCGGCAAAATCAACTGTGAAGAAAACCCTGGGTGTGAGGCAGCTAGCTCTCTGCTGGAGGACATCTACATGGATGAGTACTGTTGCTATACTTGCGGTCAAGAGTTTGATGACTGCACTTGCGAAGAATAACCTTTACTGTACCATTGCCCAAGTTGGGTAGTGGTACAGTTTATTGAAGGAGCAATGCCCATATGGGGCGCCGCTCTATAACTCCATATAAGGAGATTTACCATGACTAAGCTTACTCTTGACCCAGCCATCATCGCCGCTTTCTCAGCTCACAGTATTGAGTTGGAACACCGCCCTGAGCTCAACGAGGGTCGCGGCCTATGGCAATACGATGACGGCCCTGACGGGGCAATCATTGAATTGTGGGTTGGCATCAATGGTACCGGTAATGTAGGTGTATTCGGCACCTATGATGCTGGTGATTTTGGCCAACAGTACGGCCTGTCTAGCAACATGTCAGATTGGATAGAGAACTTCGCTCAATATCTGCCATTCATGGCCAAAGGTGAAGAATTCGATTGGTAACCCTTACGCTGTACCAGCTTCCTTAGTGGTACAGCTTTTTGAAGGCATAGCTCACAAAGAGCAGCGCCATAACTCCAATGGAGAGATATCATGTCCAATACACAGATTTTTACAATAGCAGTAATGTCAGCAGCTAATGAAGTACGTGGTGCTGAAAAGAAAAGTGTTAAATACTTCTTAGGTGAACTGGTAGAAATTGGATGTTCATTCACCAGATGTACAGACACATATTGTATAAGACTTTCTAGCTTCTTCAATAGTGAGGAAGAGGTGCAAAAAACTGAACTTATACCCCATATCGTGGTTGAACAAGGGCCATTAGTAATAGGTAAGGGTATTAAGTACTACCCATCAAAGAGCTGTATATCGCCTATCAACCAATGGGCCTTAGAAAAAAGGTTCAACAAGCGTATAAAGAAATAACCCATTACACTGTACCAGCTTCCATAGTGGTACAGGGTTTTGAAGGAGCTTACATATCGTTGGCTCTAAAATCCAACGCCTACGGGCAAAGGAGTCTGTTATGATCACCATTAAACTCACCGGCCACTTACACGTTGGTAGTGCTACTGAGACCTCTTCTGATTGTGGTAACTGTGACGGTGCACGTTGCGAGGAATGCCACAAGCGTTGGGTCTTCGAGGGTACTACCTACTACAGTTACGAGGCTGCTTTGGAAGCAGAGGCTAAAAGCCTTTCTGCTTGGCAGGACCTAGTACCTGGTGTAGAGATGCCTTCTGACCCACAATTCGCCCTCAATGCTGATGGAGAGTTAACAGCTCTCTGTTGGAGTTGGGAAGAGGGGGACCATCTGGTAGTTTGTAACCCAGATGCTCCAGCATACGAAGCAGTGTATGCTAAGGCCCTCAAAGCTACTGAGTTGTGGGTGAAATGTCCTTGTGTTGATAAAGCAGACCATTGCTACGCCAATGACTGTAGTATCATGGGATGCAATGACACACGCTGTCAATATGAGGTAAAACACCGTGGGCGTAAGGAGCGCAAATGGTACATGTAGTACAAAGACAGGGCCAGCTTGTATAGTGGTCCTGTTTTTTGAAGGGCAAAGGCATAAGGCCACAGCCCATAACTCCAAATAAGGAGAATCACCATGCGTAACCACAGCACCGATGTGCTGGCTAATAAAATCAATAGCGATTACGCTAATGCTGGTATTACACCAGAAGAACTTATTGAAGCTACTGAAGGCGCCTTTGATATCACTATCAGAGAAGACTACCTGGCCTTTCACATTGTAGAAGACAGCACCGTATATACTATATACATGTGGCGTAAAAACAACTACTGGAATGTGAAGGCATAACATTAAAGGAGATTAGTCATGGCAAAACACACTGTTGTTAGCAAAGCTGTAGCAGAAAAGATTTGTAGTAATGAAGGCCTCATCCTTAGCGATGTTGTTAAAGAAGCACAGCTCCTTAAAAGCGGTGCTAAGCTTAAATATCGCAAGCCTAGGTATTACATAGCTGGTTACGCCGAATCAGGTATTGATGTAGAAACCACACTCTCGAATGTAGTATAATATCCACTGTACCACTGCCCAAGTTGGGTAGTGGTACATTGTTTTGAAGCAGCGCCATATGGGCAACGCTCACCCTAACCTCCAATTGGAGATTGTTATGAAAACAGTGCGCTTTTGTAATACCTGCAGCTCAACTGAGCTAACGAGAATGGAAGTAGATGGGTTCTTCTCCTCAACAGTATGTGTTACTTGCGGGAGTGCTGATATTGCCTCCCGTGAAGAGCCTGAATGGTTTGACCTATCTAACTGGTCAGACCTGCCAAAGGGCTTGACTATAAATTCTCAAGGGTTTGTGGAAGACCCTTGGGGTAATGAGCTATTCAAACTACGTAAAGGCGATACTGTCTATTCTGTGACAGACCGTCTTAACTCAGATATGGAATAGCCTCTTCTGTACCATTGTCTAGTTTAGGCAGTGGTACAGCTTTTTGAAGGAGCAGCGCCATATAGGCATCGCTCTATAACTCCAGCTAAGGAGAATCACAATGTCTTTATCTACAATTGAAGTGGAAGGCGGCAAAGTTGTTGTCAAAATTGGAGAATCTGACCCTTATATTATTGACTATAGGCCTAAATTCTCCCTACTTGAGGTGGTAAGTAAGTTCTGCCCAGCAACTGTACGTTTGTTCGACAAACACAGCATGTACAAAGATGCTGGCGATATGCTTGGTGTATCTGTAAAAATGTTTACCAAGATGCTCAATGGTGCCATGCACAGAGCTTATATCGCACCACACTATGACCTTATAAAAAGATTTGGATACTTCAAAGGATTCCTTAATGGAGACTTAGTACAAAAGGTAAGGATGAACCGTAAGTATATAGAGAACTTCATAGCAGATAACTGTAGCAATACAGCTGCTTTCGGCCTCTTATATGACAGCCCCAAAGAGGCTAAAACCAAACTTGGTAAAGGTTTGTGGAAAAAACTGTGTAATAATAGCGCTACAAGAAATGATAACATAGTTAAATTAGTTATCCTTTCTTGTCAGTATGAGACAGATGATATAGCATTTGCTCAAACCATACCATCTACACTATTACTGTTGAAAGACATCATGTTTCTCCACGATTTAAACAGCACAATAATGCAGGACTTTGTAAAGAGTGTAAAAAAGCCGTTGTATAAGGTAGAAGAATCTCATATAACAAAGTTGCGTAGTACCTGGTATGACTGTAAAAGACTTATGGAAAATGAAGGTCTAGAGTTTAATCCTAACTGGAGTATCAAACGTGTCACAGAAGAACATGACGCTGCTATTACCAGAAACAATAGGAAAAAATACTCAGATGAAGAGTTCGACTACTGCAACCAGCTGCCTAATACCGTAACTAAGGGCGATTTCACTGCGACCTTAGTTCGTACACCCCTCGCACTATACACAATTGGTGTGAGAGAACACCACTGTGTTGCTATGTACAGTGGTTTGTGTAAATCTGGGCAATACATAGTGTATGAGATAACAGGCCTAACTACGGAAGTTAGTATACTAGGCTTTGGGGGTGATAACCACACTCAGCACTACCATGCGTGCAATGAGTTAGTAACCAATCCCAACCTTAAAGACTTCGGAATATACGTAGAAAAGCATATAAGGTCAGTATTCACCTTTAAAGAACTTAGTACCTTTTATGCCGGACCGGTTATAGACCTATAAGCTGTTGAAAACTGTACCATTACTCCTGTGTGAGTAGTGGTACAGTTTTTTGAAGGCAATGCTCATGTAGAAGCAGCGCCTCACTTTAACTCCAGCTAAGGAAAATATCATGAGAAATACAGACAAAGTAGAACTGCGCACAAAATTGGACTCAGTTTTAACTGAAAACAGAGACCGTTATATAGTCTCTTGGAAAAACAGCCCATCTGCCGCACTCAGACAGCAGTACAGAAAGTGGTGCATAGCTCAGGAGAAGGAAGTTGCCTCTACCTTAGAAGAATTCGGTATTACTACCGATAGAGTTAGCCTCAGCGGACTTTACCCACAAGTATTAATTGCTGACAAGGCGATTTCCCTAGCACAATTGATGTAGCACATTCGCACCACACCTGGCTTAGGCTAGGTGTGGTGCTATCTTTATTAAAAGCGCCCTGTATTTTCATATGTAAGTACAGGGTATTACAAAGGCTAACAGTACCAATTACCTTCACAGGTTATACGCTAGTGGTACAACCTCTTGAAGTTAAACAATCAACTTAGGAGGTACAGGTGTTCCAGCTAAAAAACAACAACTCCGCAATTCTATTAACAACCTACAGCAGCACAAACACGGCTTTACGGGGGACGAGACCCTGCCGCCCATCAGCTCTTATGCCGTCTCATGCTTTTCATTTCTGCACTTAATAGTGGTACAACTTTTTGAAGGAGCACAATGGGTGCTTCGCAGTACAATCACGGCCCACTTCCGGGCAAAGATTTAAGGAGAATACCATGAATTTAGCTATCGTTATCGGAAACCTAGGTGAAACCCCAGTAGTTCGTAAAACTGCCGCTGGTATGTCAGTTACTACATTCTCTCTGGCCACCACTGAGCGTTGGAAAAAGGACGGGGTTAAGCAGGAGAAAACCACTTGGCACAAGATTCAGGCCTGGGGTACTAACGCAGATAATTGCGCCGCGTACCTGTCCAAAGGATCAAAGCTGCAGGTCACTGGCCGTATGGAAATCCAGCCTTGGACTGACCAGCAAGGTATTAAGAGAAATCCCACCATCATCGTGATGAGTGAGATGGAGATGTTAGGCGATCCTGGACATAGGAACGAGTCTAACAATAGTACTCCTGCTCAAAATACTGCGACAACCAACTCTGCTTGTAAATTCACCTATAAGCAGATGAAAGACGGTGGTTGGACCGATGAGCAACTACTGGCTGACCCCCAGTATGCGCACTTGGTACCGAAGAAAGCCGCACCTCCTGCCCCACCAAAACCTCCTGTGGCGCAAAACAATCCGCCATCTCCACCCACACCTATATCTGTGGCACCTCCTCAGGGTTGTGCCAGTTCTCAGGGTTTCGTGCCTGACGAGGACTATGGAGTGTAACATTAACTCAGTACCCGCTTGTATAGGGGTACTGATTTTTTGAAGTCAACTGTAGTATTACTCAAATCAAAGCCTAATAAAGGGCAAAGGAGATTACAATGCATTATGACATCAAAAATCATTCTATCGTAGTTAGCACATTCGAAGGTAAAATAGTGACCTTAGATCTGCATCACTACAATGAGATCAAACTCAGTTATGACAAAAAAGTTGGTAAAGTTATTATGGATTTAGTGGAACCTGTAAAATCTAGGTTCATTATGGATATGTATCCAGAAGTTCCTAAGAAAGAAGTACCTGTAATGCCTACAGCTAAAACTGTAAAAGAACCTACAACTGGTGAACGTTGTAAAATAATGCCACAACCAACTAAAAAAAGAACAATCAGTAGACGTGCTACTACTACATATTCTAAACCGATGAAGAAAATGTCGGTACAAAGTATAAGTACACTATACCTACTGTACAAAAAAGGAGAACCTGTACAAAAACTATCCAGAAAATACGATATAAAAGTAAACACAATATACAGTTGGGTATCCACTATAACTCGTGTACTATCTGGAGCACCTGTAGAAAAAGTGCATAAAAAACTGCAGCAAACAGCGGTCTATATAAAAAGCCAGGGGCTATCTGAAGGGTGTACGGTGAAACACTCCCAGGCCGCCTAAACAAATACAGTACCATTGCACTTCGGTGTAGTGGTACTGTTTTTTGAAGCAATGCTGCTTTACAATTCAGCGCTCATTTTGAGCAAAGGAGAACACAATGTCAAAACTCATTAACTTTACCTGCGAAGAATGTGAGAAAACAGGACTAACAGAAGCTGATGGACTTGAAATGGAGTCAGGTTTTGTATGCACCGATTGCCTGTACGCCACTTCTACACCGGTTACAGAAGACTATTTGGAAGACCCCACACAAGAGGGCCATGATACTGAATCTAGAGTATCGTATACAGTACTTACAACGATAGTAACTGTGCTCATGTACTTCAGCACTTTAATCATTAAACATTGGAGAAAATAATGATTACAGAAATTAAAAAAGATATATTATCTGATATAGACCCAGAACAGCCTACTGTAATTATCCATGGCTGTAACTGTTTCCATACAATGGGTACTGGTGTGGCTAAAAGCCTAAAAGAAGCCTACCCACAGGTATACAAAGCTGACGTAGCGTACAAGCCTAAAGGAGACAAAAGAAAGTTGGGTCTCCATAGTATGGCAAAAATAAACGATAACCTTTATGTGCTCAATTGCTATACTCAATACAGATATGGCAAAGAAGGTGTATTTGCAGACTACGAAGCAATAGAGAAATGCCTGAAGTATATAGGCAAAAATCTATCACCTCTCTACACAATCCGCACCAGCAAAATAGGTTGCGGTAATGCAGGAGGAGATTGGAAGAAAGTCAAAGCTTTGATAAAGACACACCTGTCAAAGTTTGACGTATATGTATATTACATTTAATTAAACGTCCTCGGACAAAGGAAAGCAACATGGACTGGCAAAAACCTAATATTAAAAGGCTTGTAGCTAAAACTCAAATCGCTGCTAACAAACAAGTTGCAGAAGAACGCCTCATTGAAATGCAGTCAGAACCAAAATATGTCTACGGATATATGATAGGCTTCGATATGGACAATGAGTACTCCGTAGTAGGAATGTACGACTACGGTAACGCTCCAGCAGGAGACCATAAAGAAGTTTTCGTTTGCACATAAATTCAAAGCCCTCGAAAGGGGGCAAAGGAGCACACCATGGCACTTACATGTCTTAACTGTGGAAATGCAGGAGTACTTTGTAACTGTACTGATGAAAGCGAGATGTATGAAGATGTTGAAACATTTCACATTTACATATGGCCCGATGATACCTGGGTACTGGCTGAAGACTACGATGAACAAGAATACAGCTTCATGTCAGATGACTTTGCTATCGAAGAACTCGGCGGCGACTGGACCGAGGAAGATATTGAAACCTTTGTAATCAATTTCAACAAAAGATAACTCCATGGATATAATGGAAGCTTTACTCTGGCTGTGCCTTAATATATACCACGAGGCACGGTCAGATGACAGATTGGGGCAATTAGCAGTTGCTCATGTGACACTGAATAGAGCTGAGTTACGGGGCCTCACAGTAAGAGAGGTCGTCCTACAGCCCGCACAATTTAGTTGGGTTGACAAAGTAGACATCATGCCTAAAGAGCACAATACAATGCTAGAAATTGCCAACGTAGCTAAAACAGCATTTAGTGGTAAGGATATTACGGGAGGAGCAACACATTACCATCATGTGTCAATCCAACCACATTGGGCCGATAAGATGGAATACATAACCACATTCGGCTCACACAAGTTTTACAAGAAGTACAAAGTAAAAGTATTAACCGCAGGTAATTTCAAATCAAAGCCTAACAAGGCAAGGAGAAAATCATGATCTATAAAATTATCAATGGTGTTGTATGTAGACCAACTTCCCAACAAGAAGCAATCCTAAAATCTCGAATTAGAAAAGAATACAACAAATATCCAACAGAGCAAAAACGAGTAAGAGCTGATGAAAAAATAGCACCACCAAAAGTAGCTTACTGCTAGCACTATTAATACAACCACCTCTGATAACTTAGGGGTGGTGGTATTATTTTTTGAAGTAATAAAGCTTCACAGCCACTTTTGGCATAGGAGAATTCACTTATGGGCATTATACCTAAACCTATTTGTTCATTTCCAACAGAATACAAAGTGATAATACCGCAAAAGTTTAACCAAATCTGGAACCCTGGGAATATATAGCGCTTTTGTCCCCGCATACGATTCATTTCTCCAATTTAAAGCAAATACTAATAACACAAACTCAAAGACAGCGCCACAAACAGTAGTGGTACTGTTTTTTGAAGCAATGCTGCTTTACAATTCAGCGCTCATTTGAGCAAGGGGACTCATCATGGAAACAAACAGTAGAGACATTGTACCAACAGAAATAGAAATTAAGCTGCAAAAATACGATTGGCTGAAAGTAGAAGAAAAGGAGGAGAAAGCAGAAGTACTAACGATAGGCTGTACAAATGGCATGATTACAGTAGCAAAAGGACAAATTATGGATTTCTTAAACTTGATCGAATGCCCATTGTATGAACTGATACCTTAACAAAACGGGGGAGAGAAAATGAAAGTCTTAAACCTATTATTAGTATTAACATTCTTATCACTAATGTTCTACATGTGTACTACAACAATAGAACGCTACAAACAAGAAAAAGAAATCCCAATACAACCAATAACAGAAGACGAATGCTGGGCAAAAGGAGGACATTGGATATTCAACGGAGATATGGACCAATATGGTACTGACCAAAGTAGTTTTACATGCGTAATAATAGAGGAAGAATAAAATGATTACAAAAGACACTAAGAAAACACTACGACGACGAATAACAGATAAACTATGCAAAGACGAGAAATTTCTAAATGAAATGATTGGTGCTGCAATAGAAATAGGAGGTATAAAACACACAGACATACTAAACACAAAAGACATAAGAAAAATATTAGGCTTACCAACAATATGAATTATAAGACTGCCTCAGTGCATAACACTGGGGTGGTCTTTCAGCATTTAAAAGCCCCTGTCACTCCGAGCGATAGTCAGTGGTAATGTCTTGCGTCTGATTGGGGATGGGGATGGGGAATGGGGTAGTAGTGGTACTATTTTTTGAAGTTAATCGCAGTCAAATAAGTAGTACAACCTAACTAAAGGAGAACACCATGAACAACGCAAAAACAGCTAACAAGGTAATAAAAACAGCACTAATGGCTGCCACACTGTTGATGACAACAACCCTGCCATACTCAAACGCACTTGCCGCTGAAGGACTTTCATATGAGAGGATAGAATGCTTCTTCTATGACACACCTATAGAACTAGCAGTAATGATGCCAGCAACCTTCACACAAGAACAAAGAGAGGTAGAATCAGCACGAGTATGTAACTCTATCAAACTCACTAGAATGAACAGGGCTACCCTATTAACCACAGATGCCGTTTGTGATACAGACATGAACTGTGAGTACTGGGATAGATACCACAAAAATGGCATAGAAAAAATATTTGTTGCATATGATGATGATGTAACAAGAACACTTGTAGTAATGTGTAAAGACATCTTTGAACTTCAATTCACTGATGACCCGAGCGAGCTTAAAACAATTTGTGAAGAAGCAAAGAAATAATCATGAACCCAACAACCAAATAAACAAAGGAGCTAACATGAAGAACATTATCTTATTAATAATTGCCATAGTACTTGGAATCTCAACAACCGTAGCAGCTGCGCCAAAATACTATGGAGGCCCAGCACCTACACTGATTGAACTGTATGACATCACAGAAGACGGCATCAGGCTTAAATTCAAAAACGATAGCGCATTCTATGACTACACAAAAAGAGCCTACGGTGAAGAAGTAATAGCAGAAATCACCAAACTGGCAGAAGAAGGATTCGGTTTATACCAATACCTACTTACACTAAAAGAACAGAGAAAAGACGCACTAAGAAACCTTGACAACCTGTGTGGAGATGTATGGTGCGAAGGACCTTACGACTATAGCTTTCAAAATATTAAATGTAGCTATGGAAAATGCACACTATACTATACAGAACTCTCCGAACCACCAAAAACTGGAGTATGTATAATCAATGGAGCCACACTAGAAGATTTTGATGATGACATGCAAGATGGGGAAGTAATAGCAAACCAAATATTTGATTACTTCTACGGATTAAGATTTTAATAACGAGGTAAATATGCTAAACAGAAGAGACCTGATAAAAGCTGCAACAGCATCTCTAATGATAAACACTGGATTAATAACAACGTTTGTCAAAATGCTGCCAGCAGAAGAAGCTAAACATCCACAAAAGGGCAAACTTGTCTATAAAAACTATGGATATGATAACCCTAAAACTGGGGTATGCTGCTACGCCTATAATACTGTAGGTTTCAGCGTACACTTTAAATCTGGTATTAAACGCTATTGGTATGCTAGATCGGTATTTGGAGATGATAACATAAACGAGTTAATCAGACGTGCAGAATCAAAGCATGGACTAAACTCCTATATTAATCATCTTCGTACATGGCCGCGACCTACAAAGTAAAATAAACAAAAAACTGGTACTGCTACCCCATAACAAGGGGTAGTGGTACAAATTTTTTGAAGATAATTAAGATTAAAATTTAATTGGAGGCAAACCATGGTAAAACTATGGACAGCTCAGTACCGATATCCTGGACCATACAGATTGGATATCACCGTAAAAGGTCAAGACCCAATAGGTAAATTATTTGCACCTACTTGGGACATGGTAAACAAGTATAAACAAAACCATAATGAAGAAGAGTACATGGACTTGTACAAAGGTATGATGTACGATAGTCAGCTTCACAACCCACAAATATGGAACGACTTACTCCGCCGTGACTATCTAGTTCTAGTTTGCTTCTGTAAATATGGAAACTTCTGCCATAGACACCTACTGGTAGCCGAACTAATTAAGAAAGGCGTTGCTTACCACGGTGAAATAGTAGACTTCACGCAATGGGAAAAGAAACCTGACTCAATAACAAGTTTCAAAGGCGCCTACAGTTGGTTGTCTAATTTCTACCCAACTCCAATAACTTATCAAAATATCACATATGCTAGCGTAGAACACATGTATCAAGCATGGAAACGTCCGGCAGAAGATAGAGCAGCCTACGCAACTATTGACAAGCCTAAAAATGCAGCTAAAGGATTAAATCCAGCAGGCTGGCACACAGGTATAAAGCAAGCAATAATGTTAGAAGCATTAAAGCTTAAATTCCAACACCGTGATCTAAGAGAAAAACTTTTAGCAACAAAAGATATAGAATTAATAGAAGGTAACCAATGGCATGATAACTACTGGGGAAACTGTACATGTTACAAATGTATAACAATCCATGGTGAAAACATGCTAGGCAAAATGCTAATGAAACTAAGGGACACACTATGAGCACCGACAAAAAGGTCACAACCATAATAATCATCGTAAATGGAAATAAATCCTAGATGGGAGGCCAACAACACATGCTTCTCAAAAACTCTACAAAACAGCGGAGATATTAAAATGATTCCACTAAAATACGCAGGTATTGGATCAAGAACAACACCACCAAATATTCTGCACACAATGACCCGAATCGCAATACTGCTCGCCCACACTGGAATAGAGTGTAGCACAGGAGCTGCCATTGGTGCCGACCAAGCATTTGGCAATGGCGCCATAGCAGGTGGTGGCAAACTACACATAGCATTACCGTGGGATAACTACGAACTGGCATGGCAAAACTCCCTAAAAGGACAAGTAACCAAAACAGTACTTAATCCAGAATTTCACGTAGAAGCAATGCAATCGGTCAAAGAATTCCACCCAAAATGGAAAGACATATCTCAAGGTGCCTACAAGCTACACGCAAGAAACTTCCTAATAATACAAGGATGCGCATTCATAATCTGCTGGACGCCTAATGGCGCAGTCAAAGGTGGAACAGGACAAGCCATTAGAATAGCAGAAAAAACAGGTATAAACGTATGGAACCTTGGGGATAAGAAAACACTGGACTACTTCCTGGCCGATATAGAAAAACGGATAAACGAGATACCTGAAGGATTCTAAAATCATTAATAAACACAAAGACCGCTACCAACAATGGGGGTAGTGGTCCGGGTGTTTGAGGCCCGTTAATAAGAAATCTTTACTACAGGAGAAACACATGCAACAAGAATTCATACCAATCAACCAGCTCATGGAGTCCGGAATCGACCTTGTGAGCCCACACTTGCGTTGGTTGCTTAGACACGCAATAATAGAACATTGTGGTGACAAAGCAATCAATCTCATTTCGTACTGCAAAGACATACCAAGAGATAAAAACGGCAATGCTATATGGGGAGAAACATTTGCACCATGCAAAAGCATAGCCATAAATCTAGAAGCCCACTTCGACCACTGTATCACACAGGTACAAGACGAAGATAAAATGTGTACTTCACTACGAACTATTCTCATACGTGAACTACTTGATACAGCAATTCATGAAGCCCATCATCTTAAAGCCTCTTTCACTTCTGGAGACTTCAGCAATTCCAAACTAGAAGAAGATACGGCTAAAAAAGAAGCTTGGGAAAAATCATGGATGGCGGCAAAATACTGGGACACAGAAGTAACAGTATTTGGGTCTGTACTAGATCCTCTGCTTAAAGACTTCTTTGAAAGTATAAAAGCAGATACCATAGAAAAACCCATAATGTGGAAAGATTTACAAGTCTACATGTGGGAAAATAACCTAGCATTCTACAACCCTGACAAGGAGCAAGAATGCAAAATGCGTGAAGCCTTCGAAACAATGGCTGGCGACGATGACCCATGGATTGATGAACCAAAAATGTTCATGGTTAGTACAATAGAACAAGCTTCCTCAACACTGGCTGATAAAGACAACAAATCTGAAGAATACGAAGAAATACCAAAAGCCTCAGACAACTCAGAAGAATTCGTGCCTCCAGATACAGAACCTGAAATTATTAATGAACCAGTAAAAGAATTTACATACGAACAAATGATACAAGCAGGATGGACTAACAAAACTCTAGCAACAAATCCTGTTTATGCTCATCTAATTCCACCAACACCACCGACACCACCGGCACCACCGGCACCACCAGCACCACCAGCACCACCAGCACCACCAGCACCACCTGTAACCAAATCAGAACCAACAACAACCACACAAGCTTTACAAAATGGGGTTATCAACGTACAACAGATACAAAAGACAGTTGAAAATGTTATGCGTGTATTATTTGTACACGTTATGACTAAATGTGGCTTAACAAACCAAGGAACATACAATAACCCAACTGCAGTACTAGAACCAATAAACATATCAAACATTCCAGGCGCATCAGAACTAATGAGTCATATGGATACAGCTGACGCCAATGGAGTATACGCTGGAAATCAACCATGCAACGGATTCATAAAAGGTCTGGTATCCAAACAAGACCTACCAATGTACAGATTCTACTTAAACATCGGTGGAAACTTGTACAGAAGAACATTAATACCCCAAAATCCTAACAAGTTAAACTCTAACCAAGAACTCACCAAATGGGCACAAGAAGCACGTGAAGGTGCAAAAATTATGATGCTCCTCGAAGACGGAAAAGGTCCACGAGCACATATCAAACTTGATGCCGGACAAACACTTGGACAGGAAGAGTTCAAAATCTGGGATAATAAATAAAACCTTAACAAATCCTACATCGGGGAGTGGGGAGTAGTGGTACTGCTCCTTGATGGAGGTTAGAAAACAATCTACCTTATTTTACAGCCTCTCTTTGGGGCATTTACTAAAGTTAAAAGGAGAATTACCAATGGCAAACCAAAGTTCGTTCCACCAAAACGTTGTAAATGTACGAGCCGCAGGTTCTAAAGACCAGTCTACAGGACTTGTACTAGGCGGAATTTACTTCCCAGAACACATAACAAAAGAAGGAAAACAAGTATCAGCACATTGGGAAGGTCAATTCTTCATCAATCAGCTGGGTTGGACAGATGCAGAAGGCGTATTCCATGAGCCTAAAAACATTCCTATTCGAATCACAGCATGGAATGGTAAAAACGCAGCAGCAGGAAAAGGATTAGCAGATGTATTTGCTAAATGTGTATCAGTTGGTAAAGAATTGTCCGCCGCTCTTCGCATAGACTACTACATGAAAACTCTCTATATCAACAACGTTGCGCAGACAGACCACCTCGGACAGCCAATAAAAATACCTGCTTACGGTTGGCTAATCAAAAGCGACTTGCAGTGGGGTGCAGACTCATCGAACGTAATAGCACAAGAGATTGCTAACTGGCAAGGAGTTCCAAACTTCTACAGCCGTCCACCACAATGGAACACACAAGGCACAGCTGACAATGAAGCATGGAAACTAGTTGTAACCCAACGAATGGCAACAATATATCAGGGAGAAAGCACTTACGGATACGCACGAGTAATGATTCCTGAAGGTGCTCAAATAGTTAACCAAGCAAAACAACCGTTAAGAGGAAAAGTTGAAACACCTCCACAAACATTCCAAGGACAACAACCAACAATGCCAGGAATGTCACCAACAGGTATGACAGTACCTCCACCTCCTGCCGCAGTACCTCCACCACCAGCACCACCTGCACTAACGTATCAACAACTCATAGGTGCAGGATGGACAGACGAACAAATTCGCAACAGTCAATACGCAAACCTAGCACAATCACAAGGACAGCCTCCAACAAGCGCAGCAACAGGAATGGCGCCTGGAGCAACTCCACTAAGTAATCCAGCAGGTATATAACCAACTAACATCCTCATCTCTACTAATAAAAATGGGGATGGGGATGGGGATGGGGAATAGTGGTACTGCTTTGTGAATAAAAAATTAGCTAGAATGTATCTGGCTTAGATGTAAAAACAAACACGCCTAAAATGGGCAAAAAACAACACAAGGAGATTTAAAATGAAAAAGATTATCGCCGCTATCGCAATCGCTCTCTGTATGGCCGCCTCTTCAGCTTCTGCAATCGACGTTAACACCGCTACTGCCGAAGAACTCGACGCATCTCCACTCATGAGAATGGGAAAAGTCACTTCAATGAAAACAGTTGCAGAACGTGACCTGAACGGACCATTCAAAGACGCAAATGATTTGATGACTCGCGTACCAGGAATCGGAAAAATGTTCATCACCAACAATGCCGCAGAACTCCAATTCTCAAATGTAGAAACCGCACCCAAAGTAACGCCAGCAGCAACAACAACCGCACCTGCAGCAACTGCAACACCTGCCGCACAATAAACAATCCTGATCTAACCGTTACCACCGCTTGCATAGGGTGGTAACATAACTTTTTACAAATACCAAATTACTAAATCACTACCATTAACTATTACTACAAGGATATACTAAATGCAAGACATCGTACAACAATCCAAAAGAGAGAAACCATATGAAAACCACAACTACCAGCAAACTAATCAATATCAGATTAAAACTTAAAAACATTAACACAACTAACCACATAAAAACTAAACCTCAACTCTGTCCACATTGTCTAGCAGAACTGATTCGTTTCTCAGATGATTGGACACCACCTATATGTGAAAACCCTGTATGCCCTTTAAACAACTACACACCAAAAGGCCACTCATAATGAACAAACTACTAATTCTTACATGCGTTATAATAGCAATAGCTTCAAAATCATATGGGGCTGGCTTGGGAGGAACTGTGTATGTACCTAACCTACATGCTAAATGCTTAAGTACCCATCAAAAATGCATATTAGAATGTGCATCAGATCCAGAAAGTACATGTACTAATGAAAGCATAAATGAAAAAGCAAAAACTTGCGCAGAAGCATGTATAGAAGAGTATGTAGCATGTGAAGAACTGCTAGACAAGTTAAAATGCATGAACAGCTATGTACCAGTAAAACCAAGAAACACCAAAGTAGATGTAGAAGCTATATTCAAAAGAATCGAGGAGGAAAATAAACACTATGAAGACGGTTAAAAATATATTAGCAGTAGTATTCTTGCTAATAGTACTATTTAGAGTAAGCTTAAGCTTCGGAAGTCAGCAACAAGCTGAACTGTATGCAGAATGTGGGCGAATTCAAAATAGCTGTCAATCACAGTGCGTACATATAGAGTTAATAAACCAACAAAACCCAAAAGGAGTTATAGCCTGTAATCCAAAAAACAACAGAATATCTCAATGTAAAAATATCTGTTATACCAACTACATAAGATGCAGAGGAGGTAGATAAGGAGAATCTATGACAAAGAAAAAAAAGATAAGTATAATACTAGCTATGATAGGCACATCATTCGTTGCAGGTATGTTTAAAGTAGAATCACCACTAACAGATGATAGGAGGAAAATAATAAGACTAGTAGTAAAACATCCAGATATATTTAGATACGCAGAAATAAGAAGAAACTTCATGGTTAAAACCTTAAAAACCTGCGATGATCTAAATGAGAGTAACTTCAAAAAATATGACTTTGGTGACACACTACTATCTTCAAAAAATGGTTGTATAGACAAAGTAATACATACAATCAGACAAGGTGTAGTAAATACATCAACATTAGACACCAACACAGGATATGCTTCACTGTACATAGGTAATACTTCTAATAGTTTTCAAATAAACTCAGTAGGAGAAGAACTAAAAGGAGCAGAAGCACAAACATACATGAACAATATTGAAAAACTACTTAGAGCTATACCAAAAAATGTACCTGATAAAGCTACTCTAAAAGTATTAAATATTGCATCAGTTGCATACTTTGATGACTTCGCAAATATCAAATATGTAAAAGACTATCAAGCAGAAAAACTTGCTGAAGAGGGAATACCATATAGAGGACAATTCTAAATCCCAACTAAGCCAAGCATCTAGACTAGAAATACTAGATGCTTGGGAGTTGGGGATTTGGATAGTGGTATCAGGCTATTTTTTTCCAAAGGCATACAGAAGCAATCCGAATGAGTGTATTCTGGACTTGGGGAGTAGTGGTACTGGGAAGTGAGGTTATGGAGTCTTGGGAATTGAGTTCTTCTCTAACAATATAGATAAAAAGAAAACTAAAGAGGAAGCATGGAAACTACTGCTACAGAAGACATTACAAACTACTTGATAAAGAACTACTCTATTAGAGGTAAAAGAACTATTTTTATTACTAGAGGTACAAAATTTATTTGCCAGGAAGACTCATCCTAGTGTTACAGTCTAAAACACAAAGACTAGGCGATTTGCTTGCTATTGGACCGGGAGCGGTTTTCATTTCTGCAACTATTTTGGAAACGATGAAAATAAAAATAAATTTTAAACTGGGGAGGTTAGTTAATTAAACAAAAATTTTCACCCTGAGAGATAATTAAATAATCTCTGTGGCAGACATTATATCTTTGGGAAGCATCTGGGGTGGGGTTGTTTCTAGCAATTTTTCACGGATCTGTTTTGTCATGTTAAACATTTGTACATTAGGTAAATTATCTTTAGTTAAGGCTGTAAGTTGTATAGCGTTACCATGCTTTTTGATAAATTCAAATGCAACTGCTCTTGGGAGTTTTCCAACCGGCGCTGAAGGTGGAATCATAGGTTTTGCATCAGCTTCAACAAAAACATATTTATCTAATTCAGCAATAGCATCATTAAGATACTTTTCTAATTCTACAATACGCATATTCTTAACCGCTAGCTCTGTTTCTAAAGCAAAACAATTAGTACAACTAGTAGTAGTAGTAGTATTGTCTACTACTGGTATATCTACTATAGGTTTATCTACTACTACATTAGCTTTCTTAGGTTTAGGAAACTTCTCGTTCACACATTCTTGTACTTCCTTAGCAGTAGGTACTTTATCCTTAGCTACTTCTTGCCAAACTTCTACTTGTTGTTCTGGCAATAGTTTGGCAATAGGACGCAATTGTGATTCGGATGTAGGAAGTTTGTCCCCAATTGGGGACACGTTACGGTATGCTAAAGAAGCATCTATTAATCTATATGCGTGTGACTTCTTTAACCCTAATTCGGTCTCTACGGCCTCTGCAAAGGTATTATACCCTGCTTCTTTATACTTTTCGTCGTCTTGAATGTTTAGTAGTATATCACCTGTAACTAAGAAAGCCTTAGTAGTAATATCTTTGATAGTAGCTATGTCTTCTTGGAATGTTGTAACTTTTACGATATCGTTCATAATTCACCTCATTGATTATTTTGTGACCCATGGGACACATTTTTTATATATTCGTACTATACCATACTCAGATTAAAAGTCAATAGTTTTTTTAACAAACCTCTTATATAATAACAGTATGACAAGGGGTCATACTATTCAAATCATACTATATAGGAGGGCAGTATGGAAAGAGGTTTTGTTTCACGGCGCTCTGTAGAAAGAGAGCCTGTTGAAGGTTATGCTAAAACACTACAACTTAGTCTAATACCTTCTGCTAAACTAAGTATATACTTCTGGATAGCCCTAAGTATTATTAGTGGGATATTCGCATATACACTACAGCATAATCCAACGGGGCTACAAGTGCATATTGTATTATCTTCATGCGCACTTGCAGCAGCATTAAAATATTTATTAAGGTTATTTCGTCTTAAAAAAGATCTACGAGCATTACTTATTAGACACCCAGAATTTAAAATACACGACGACTAAAACTAAGTTTGTTACTTATATTACTACTACTACGTAACAAAAAGTAAAAAAGTACTCAATTTAAGGCAAAATTTAACACAAAAAGGGGAAAGTATGGGTTATACAGCCTTTCAAGAGTTTATTTACCTCTATAAACGATACGGGATGCCACATCTTAGGCCAGGACAATTTTTCGTCGGGCGCTATATAAAGAGCACATGGCCAGAGTTATTTTATGAAAGAGACGAAAATAAAGCATTCAAAACCATAAAAGAATGGTTAGTACAACATCAATATGAAAAAGAACTACCACAAGCAGTATATAAAGTAGAAGACCAAAATTAACTAAGGGGGCTTACAGGAGGTAAGATGTTAAGACTTTTAAAAAGACCAATAACAATAAATGGTGGGTTACTGGTGTTATCGTTAGCTGCAGCAGTATTCTTTTTAGTGTTATCGGGGAAACATGCAGAAAATGACCGAGAAGAATTAAAAGATGGCCTAAGTATTTTAACTGAAATAAGCGAAAAAATAGAGTATGCAGAAGCTCTACACGAAGACCGTAGAAAAACCCATCATATACATAATAAAGATGGCACAATAACCTACATAAAGTAATGAATATACTACTAGAGATAATAGTACTACTATCTATATGGGTGCTACTAGAAATCTGGAACAATTGGTATTGGAGTTAAGTCACCCTACATTATAAATATTATCATCCCTACTAAAAGAAATACTTTTAGTAGGGATTTTTTTTTGCGTTTTTATCCGCCTCTCTACAGATCTCTATTGAGAGCCTCCTATTGCCATATTTCTACTAATGCTCTGCTATATTATTACTACTATTCTGCTATATTATTACTACTATTTACACTTCGAAATCGAAATCGACATCGAAATTGATAATAAAAATGTTATTGTTTTTCCAGAGTGTGATAGTACTGCTGCCCTAATATGTCATTACATGGGTTTAATGGTCATAGTAATAGTAGTAATATAGTGTTAGTTTAGATTTTGAGTAGTAGTAGTAATATAGTGTTAGTTTAGATTTTGAGTAGTAGTAGTAATATAGTGGTAGTTTAGATTTTGAGTAGTAGTAGTAATATAGTGGTAGTTTAGGTTTTGAATAGTAGTAATATACATAGTAGAATAGTAGTAATATAGTGTTAGTTTAAATTTTGAGAAGCAATACAGTAGTAGTAATATAGTAGAGTAGTTTAGGTTTTTTAAGTAGTGAAA